AGAAGACTTCTATTTAAAATAGATATATCATACCAAAAAAGTTTTTTTAATAGCTTAAAGAGGTTTTAAATATATTTTGGAAATAAAATGAATATATTTTGTTATTCTAAACAATAACATTAACTTTGTGTTGCTCCTGCTGATAGGGGTGTCAAAAAGAATCGGTTATGAATATATTTGTTTTAGACTACGATATTAAGAAGTGTGCTGAAATGCACAAAAACAAACATATCGTAAAAATGCCTTTAGAAACTGCTCAAATGTTGTGTAGTGTTCATCACGTTATTACTGAAAATGATAACATACCTTACAAGTTGGCACACAAAAACCATCCTTGTTCTATTTGGGCAAGAGAATGTGCTGAAAATTATTTATGGCTATGCGAATTAGGTATTGAATTATGTAAAGAATATACTAAGCGATACAAAAAGGTTCATAAATGTCAAGAAGTTATTGAATGGGCAATTATCAATATGCCTACAAACTTAATTGTAAATGGCAGTATTACTCCACACGCATTAGCTATGCCCGATGAATGTAAAATTGGGGATGCAGTTAAAAGCTACAACGAATATTATCAAAAGTATAAAGTTCATATAAACTAAAGTCAAATAAAATTGAACTTAACGATTTATAAGAATAAATTATTTATTGCTATATTTGAGCCGAATAAATGATATAATCGGTTCACGATTAGTAAAAAATTTCTGAATTTAACGAATGGCAAAATCAAATAAAAATACTCCGAAACCCTCTGTACCAAAGAAAAGGAGAAGTAGGAAAGGTGTTGCACTAAAGAGGTACAATAAGTTACTTTCTATAACTCTATCTGATTATAAGAAAAAAGGTATAGAATATGACTTAAAAGAGGTTCGTAAGGAAGTATCATCTATATATCCCGACTATAAAAATATTGCTCCATCAAGGATTAGAAAAAAGGAAGTAATAAAGTCTGTAAAGGGTTTTAAGCCAAAAGAAGAAGCACCCGAAAAAGATACTTTTACAATCAAAGCGACAGAAGTTCCAAAGTATTGGTTTGATGAAGAAATTAATTGGTTTGATTTAGATAAATGGATTATCCCATTTAATGAAGCATATCCCGAAATTCCTATTGTAATTACTTCAAAGAATAATGAGTTAAGAATAAAGGGAGATATTGGTGGTTATAGTGGAAGTTTATTACAAGAGTTTGTTAATGAAGAATTAAGGGAAGAGTTTGAAAATGATAGTCCAACTATGGTAGGTGGTATTTTCTTTGGTATTCCTGCTTGGCAGGATAGACCCGATAAACAATATGCTTTTTGGGGTACAATGGATGCTCCACTACCACCAAACGTAATAACAGATTATGATGAATTAGAACCAAGAGTAGAAAAAGAAATCGAAAAGAGAGAGGAAGAAGTTAAAAAGAAGCAGGAAGAAAGAAAAAAGCAGGAGAAAAAGAAACTACCAAAAGACAAAAAGAAAAAGGTTGTTCCACCAAAAGAAGTTCCTGCTGAACCTAAAAGACAACCAACTCCACTTGCAGATAAAAATAGAGCAAAAGAAATTTTATTAGAAGAATTTAAACTCGGTATTTGGACTAAAGATGAATATAGAGAAAAGGCTAATAAAATTGATAATATGTACTCAAAAGGTGGGAAATTATGATGGACAAGGTAAGCAACGTACAACAATTAGCGATATTTAAAATAGACAAAGCACATAGTACAGATGTTGAAGATACTATGTTGTTTTGTGGATATGCTGATAGCCAAGAAGAAGCATTGTCTTATATGGAGCAAGTTCAAAAAGAAATAGATTATAATTTACAAGAAGATTTACAAGGAGAATATATTGTTATTCCTGCATTGTATTTTAATCTAAAGAAATCAGTAGATAGAAAAACAAAAGAAGAATCATTAAAAAATAAATCAGATGAAAACGGAAGTACGAAAAGATTTAAAGAAGCACGTTGATTTTGCTATTAAGTTCAAAAAAGATTTCAAAGTAAGAAGGTCGCCAAACTTTTCTGAAATGATTATGACTAATGGTAAGCAAAGACTTTTATTCAATGAAAATTCTACATTTACAAGTGGTCTTTTCTTATTCAGAATGGTGCAAAGAGATATTAAAGAATATATCGAAAGTAATGGAGCAGTAACTCCTATTGATGAAGCACCCGTAAATTGTATTAATAAAGATTATAATAAGAAGAATAAAACAATAGGTGTTGATTTAAACCACGCATATTGGAGAGTAGCTTATTTAAAAGATTACATAAGAGAAGAAACCTATTTGAAAGGTTTGGAATCAGATAAGTACAAACCTATCAGACTTTCTGCATTAAGTAATTTAGGTAGAAGTAAAGTTTATGATGTATATGAAAATGGAGAGTATTCGCATAAAGAAAAAACAGAATATAATCAAGAGTATTTAGATTTATACAATGACATACGATATACAACATTCAACATAATGAAGGAACTATCTGAACAATTAGGTAAAGACTTCCATTCTTGGAGAACAGATTGTATATACTTTAAGGACACAAAAAAGAATATGAAATATGTTACTGAAACCCTTGATAGTTACGACCTTTTATGGAAAGTTGAGAAAGTTTAAAAATTGAAGTTAATTATGATTAAGAAGTTTATAAAAATATTATCTAATAGAATATCATTTACATTTATATTGTGCGTTTTATCACTATTATTTTGGGTTTTTATTTATTGTATTTTAAATAGTTTATAATGGGAGCAGGAGAAGATGATTTACAAATGTGGCAAAAGTTAGTTATAGGAGAAATAAGTCAAGAGCAATTTAATCAATGGTTAAAGGATTGCGACCAACCATTTACAGAACTACATAAATCAATTAATAATTATGGATTAGAAAAAACTTTAAAGTTAAAGTATAAATTGATTTCAGATGTAGAAGATTCTGAATTTAATAAGCTACTAAAATACTATAAACAACATTACAAATTACTTATAAACTATATAGAAAATAATGCTCATAAAGAAATAATAAAATCAAATGAAAATAATTGAAGTTATTATAAGTAAAAAACAACTTGAAAGAGCAGAAAAACTATATCCATTCAAAGGTTTAAAGGGTTCTATTACAAAAGGTAAGAGCAACATTTATGGAGCATTAGGAGAAATAATTGTTCACGATTATTTTAAGCTAAAAGGATATGTAGTTGATTTCAATTCTACCTATGATTACGACTTAATAATTAATGGGTTCAAAGTAGATGTAAAAACCAAAAGGGGTAAAACAATTCCCGAACCTCATCATTGGGCAAGTATTCCTTCATACAATACTAAACAAAATTGCCATATCTATATGTTCGCAAAGATATTAGAAGATTACTCTAAAGGTTATCTATTAGGATATAAGGTTAAATCTGATTTCTTTGAACAAGCTACATTTAATAAGAAAGGAGAAGAAGATTGGAACGGATGGAAGTTTAAAGATGATTGTTATAATTTAAGTTTTGAAAATCTTAATAGTTTTAATACAATATAAAAAAAGCAGGATTAATTTTCCTGCTTCTCTTTTTTCAATTTCTTTTCATTAAAGTATATATCTTTGATTTCCTTTTGTTTGATAAGTTCATCAACAATGTATCTACTAAACAAGTTATCACTTTCATAGTGAACTCCTAAAATTTCTCTACTATCAGCTATCATTTTAGCAAGTTGCATAATATCTTCTCTTTTTTCGGGATTATGAAAAGCAATTACTTCACATATAAAATATGCTTGTATAGTGTGTCCACTTGGATAAGAAGGACTTATTGCAGAACTACTATAAAGTGGATTAAAGTCTTGATTTGTATAGTAAGCAAATTGATAAGGTCTTGGTCTGTTATAATGTTTCTTTAGTATAAGAATTAAACCACCAATTTTCTCTTGTAACTTTTCAACGTATGCTCTTTTAAAATCAATATCAATAGCTTTACAATATTGCTCCATTACACTAATAGGGTCTTCATCACAACCTTGTATAAATTCTTTTATATCCTGCCAAGCAACACTATTCATATTTTCTTTTTGAATAGATATTAAAGATTCTATCTCTTTAGTTGTTGATTCGGGAAGTGGATATGGTTCATCCATAAATATTTCAGCATACTTTGAAAATACTTTATCAGAATTATCTATTTGGTCTTGATGCTCTTTTAATATTTTACCATATTTGAGTTCTAATAAATAATTTAATTCGTTCAATTTCATTCTAATACATTTTAATTATCATATTCCGTAAAGGTAATTAATTTTATTATCTTTGACATCAGTTCTATTACATTCGTTATCATTTATTCATATCACATAGAACTAATAGAAGGGATAGTTTTACTACTCCCTTCTTTTTTTTGTTTATATTCGTAATCTGATTCTTTTTGATTTAGGGGAGTTTGGTGTTTTATTTGATTTAGCCATCTCCCCTTTTCTTTTATTCTTAAAATTATTTTAAAAATATTTAATAAATATTTGTTATTCTAAAAAATAACACTAACTTTGTTATGTAGTTGAGAGAGGGGGTTAAAAAGCCTTCCTATTGCGATTGTTCTTTGAAATCTTGGGAATCAGTTTTTAAATCAAATAAATTTATAAATATGGAATCACGAAAAATAGAAATCAAACTTCATAGATGGTTTGATGAAGAAAGTTTAAGCAAAGAAGCACAAAACCTTTTATACAGAAAAGGAGATTATTTTTATGCTAAACTTCCTGCAAAAGTTGATTGGTGTCATACTTGCAACGGAAGTGGCAAAAGAAGTAAGTACGATGTTGAAGGTTACGACATTAACGAAATGATGTATGAAGATGGAGTTTTAGACCACGAGTTTGCAGAAGATTACTTTGGTGGTCGTACTGATGTTCCTTGCGATAAATGTGAAGGAACTAAAATTCAGAATATTTTAGATTACGATTGTTGCAATCAAGTTGAGCAGGAGATAGTAAAACAAAATCAAAAAGCATACAGAGAAGAAGCTAACGACAGAGCATATTCAGATATGGAACGAAGAATGGGTGCTTAACCCGTTCTTCTTTAATTAAATCAAAAATAAAAAGAATCAGTTATGGAAAATTTAGTTTACGAAGCATCAATGATAGATGCAAACAAAAATGAAATCGGAAAAAATGAATTACACGATTTATTGTTTTATCCGAAAGCAAAAAATTTGGTCGGTTATATAGCCGAAGGAATCAAAAGAAAAGACCCTTCTTTTCAATTCTTTAGTAAAAGAGAAAGTTGGTCGGTTTTGAACCATATAGTTCAAACACAATTCAATCAAAGTTTTGGAAGGATAGACCTTGCATCCGTTTTAAAAGGTATTGAGGAAGTAGGTCAGACTTATGAATACTTAGACTTTCTAAAAAGAGCCGAATTTGAAGGTTTGGAAGTATTGGAAGAAGCAGAAGATAATATTATCGGATATGTAGAACTAACAGAAGATTTTGTAGATGGAGATAAAGACCCATACGAAACAGCAGGGGGTTATAGAAGTTGGAAAGCCTTGAAAGGAAGTGTTGGTTCTATTCACTTAAATAAAAATTTGAGTGCTTACATAGAGTTTGAAAGTAATTGTATGATAGACCACTACAATAACAACTTTGCAGGAGTTTCTACGGGTGGTGGAACTACTAAATATAAAATAGGGGAAAGAGTTGAGAAAAGATTTCTTAAAGTTGATACTAAAGGGGTGTTTTGGGAAAATTGGACTAAAATGCCTATCGAAACAAAAGCTATTTCTGTTTGCAAGAATAACTTAGACAGATTACTTAAAGAATACCAACCCGAATTATACGAAGTGGTTAAAAAGAAGGGGACTTATTAAGTCCTCTTTTTCTATAAATTAGTAACAATAAAAATCAAATAAAATGAAAAAATCAATTTTTAAGTTTAAGAGAGTGTTGTCAATGATAACATTATTAGTAAAGTACGATTTGTTAAGACAAACATTGTACTATGAATATTTCTCCCGTGATTGTGATATGTACCAAACGGGTGGAGTAAAAAGAGTAAAAGGTTTTATAAACTACCTTATCGAAAGAAAAAAGTTTAGACAAACATACGGGTTCTCTTATATGAACATTATAGATAAATCAGAGTTCTATGAACGAAGAAATTTAATTTTATTAACTTCAAAATCTTTTTAAAAAAATGGAAAATATATTACTTATTTTAGTCGGTGTTATAATAACAATTTTAGTATTTTCTTTTGTTATTAATAACCTTATTACTCGTAACATTCAATCAATAACCGAAGACTTATTTCATAAGGTAAATAAGATGCAGGACAAACAGAAAGTAATTGAAACATCTGTTAATTCATTAGGAGAATTATTTATCCTTACAGAGAAACAAAAGGATGAAATTTTAAAATCTAATAATTCTAATTTTGAAAGACATCAAATTAGTTTAGATGTTATTTTGACAAACCTTGATGCACATATTAGAAGCAGTAAAATACTATTAGTTGATAATTATGATTTTAAAGAAAACATTAAACCTATTTTTTCAAATTTAGTTCAGATTAAAAATATGATTGAGAATATTCAACCATCTTATGTAAAGAACTTACCTACAATTATGGATGATATAGGCAAACAAGTTGATTCTTTGGATGAAACATTATCTATTAGAAAGAAGCCAAGTAAGAAAGTTAATAGACCTAATATATCTCCAAAGGCAGATAAGTTATTAAATATGACACTACAAGCATTTATTCATAGTGGAGAAGTGCATCAGTTTTTATCTTTAGACAAGCATAATATAAATGTTATAAATAGGTTTTTAAATCTAATTTATACTTATTCAAAGGATATTAAAGATGAAAAGATTATCAATATGAGTGGTAAAAAACTTACAGAGATAAAAGGAGCAGGAAAGGTAATGTCCGATATATTTGAAGAAATGAAAAAAGAAATTATAAACTTAAAATAGTATGCCTAAAAGTACATTATTGTTATTCACTTTAGAAAATAACAAAAGAATACACCAAGTTGTATTAGGTTATTATGGATTGGGGTTCTTTATTTTGAAGAACCCTATCTTGGGAATAGAGCAGTTTAAATGGAGTTTATCAATAATTTTTATAGGGTTCAAATACAACTATGGTAAAAAAAGAAAAACTAACTATGGAACTAACGAAAGAAAATATTGGCAGGGTTGAGAGGTATTTTAAAAAGTACCCTGCTCCAAATGTACCAATGAAGATTAATGTTTGCACAATAGTAAACGACCCACCTAAAATGATAACAACCCATTTAGCAACTTGTAAAACATATTTAGGGGATAGTAAAAGTAGATATAGAGCATTGCCTTATTGGGATAGGTTAATTTTAGTAGGTAAGCTAACAAAAAAATATTACGATAAATTAAATAATAAATAAAATGGATGTAGAAACTAAAAATGAAAAGTTTGAAAGGATTGCTCCAAAAAGAGTTGAAAATTTCAAATTGTCAGCAGAAAGGTTAAGCAAAATATCTAATAAAGTTTATTTTGAATATACCGATGAACAAAAAGCAGAGATACTTAAAGAAGTAGAGGAAGTTTATAAATTTTTAAAATCAAAATTCAATTAAAATGGCAAAATTAAAAACGAACAAAACCAAATTAGTAAAACAACATTTATTAGAAGTCGGTCATATTACTTCTTGGATAGCAATAGAAAAATATGGAGCAACAAGATTAAGTGCTATCATATTTAATTTAAGGGATGCAGGAATGGATATTAAGACCGAAAATATAGAATGGACTGATAGATATGGCAACGAAACAAGCTATGCTAAATATGTTCTTAACAGATAAATAATTATATTTAACAAATATTTACAATAAAATTTTAGAAAGATGGGAGTTAAAAAAGAAACTACGACAAAGAAAGCTACAACTAAAGCTACAACAAAGGCTACAACTAAATCAAGTGAGCCTAAAATCGAAATGATTAAGATTGATGTTAAGGGAGCAAAAAAAGGTAAGATTATTTCAAGAGTAGAGGTTACTCAAAGTGAAATTGATAAAAAACCACAAACGTACTTCCCTAATATTCAAGAAGCACAATCAGAAGCAAAGCACCAACTTAATGAATTAAAAGATAAGTTAGATGCAGAAGTTTTTGATGATATTAAGTGGGAAATTGAATTGTTTAGCTAATGGAAAAGTTCGCTTGTATATTAGTTAATTCAGATGAATCTTTTGGAGATTTAATGAAGGAGAATGAAAAGTTTGGTATTGAGAGAGGTTTAAAGGCTTCTCTTGATACTGAAATGTTTAATAAACTTTCTTCTATGTTCAATCAATTATCTACTAAAGGTTATCACGTTACGGGGTTTATTTTAGACAAAGACAATGGTATAGAGTTTTTATTTCAAAGAGATAAGAACCAAACAACCAAATTAAAGGAACAAGAAATTAAAAATAAGTATGTCTTATAAGGATAGTAAAGAGCATCAAAAGGAATTGGTTAATAAAATTTTAAGTCAGCCAAGAAAAATGTTAGAATGGCAATTTTCAGATGATAAGTCAGAAGTTGAGTTATTGTATTGGCACGAAGACCAACCCGAAATTACAGACCACTTTATTAGTGCAGAAGTTGATTTGTTCAATAAAGAAGTATCATACGTTCATTCTGTATATTATGATGATGGTTACCAACAAGACATCAGAGATAAAGAGATAAACATTTTAGATGAAGATGCAGACTTTGATATAGATGATGTTATTGATTGTTTTTTAGAAGTTTGGCATAAAGACATTAATAAAATTCACATAGGAAAAATAGAGTAAATGGAAATAATTTTTTATATAAGTATTGCTTTACTATTAATATTAAGCATAAAGAATAGAATAGATTTAATTCGTTATCGTAAATCAGTTAGAAGAGCAAGGTTCGATTACGAGAAAAAGGTTTCAATGTGGGAAGACCTTAAGTTTAAATCACAATTTTGGGAGCAGGATAAAAGCTATATTCTTAAAACTATTAATGCGATAGCAAAGAATGTAATAAGAATTGATGAAGAACTTTATGATAGTTCTAAAAAAAGCAATTTAAAAAGTAAGGTTGTTAATAATGAAATAATGAGTAAAAATAAAATGACAAACCTTGAATTGTTATCTATGAAAGAAGATGAGGAAAAGTACAGAAAAGAAAGAAAAAACGCAGTTGCAAGGATTAAAAGAAGAATTGATTAAAATGCTTGAAGTTCAACAAGAATATGAAGAGGAATCAATAAAGTTTGTAATAAGTCAAGTTAAAATTATTGCTCACAATCTTCTGTTTCGTATTTACTCCAATGCAGTCCTAATTAATTTGATAAGACCACCCGAACCAAAAAATAGTATTTCTGAACTAATAAAGAAAGTTTGCTTTACAACTCAATCTAATATGGTTCAAATATTTATGAGTGATTACAATTTAGCAAATATTCTCGCAGTCAATTTTGAGGAAATTTTAAAAGAATCAGATACAAAAGATAAAAGCTACGAAGTAGTAGTTTCAGAGGAAGTAGAAGGAGCAGTTATTGATATTGTTCTAAATAAAAGCAGAATAGAAAGTTTCGTAGATTACTCTAAAGACAAAGAAGTTTATTCTGTTTAAAAATTATCTTCTAAAAAAACATAAATTAGTTTAAGTTATTTTTAAAAATAACTATATTTGTTACATCAAAAGAATCAGTTATGGAAAAGAAAATCAAATTAAGTCAGAGCCTTATTAAGTCGCTATATGCGTATAAGATGGGCGAAAAATGTGGTAAACTTATTGAAGCACACTATGTAGATGGAGTTCAATTTCCTTCTACCGATGCTATGGAACTTGGTAACTACTTTGAGTACATTTGTACGGGAAGTTTAGCAAGGGATGGGCATACTCCCGAACCAACTACTACAAAAAAGGGAGAACCAACTGCAAAGTATAAGTTAATGCAGGAACAGAAAGCAAATTTTGACAATATAATGTCAAATTATGGTTTCAAAATATTATCAATAGACCACCACTTTAAATCTAAAGAGTATTCGGGAATTGCAGATATAATTGCAGAAAAAGATGGTCAGAAAGTTATTATTGATGTTAAAACTTCGGGTTTATTAGAAGACAAATGGAGTGATTTCGGTTGGCATAATGACTTTGTAATGAATAATGATAATTTAATGATACAAGCAAGGCATTATAAAATGTTAGCCTATGAAGAATGGGGAGTAGAAAATATACCTTTTTACTTTATGGTGTTCAGTACAACTAACGCAGTTGATTGTAAAGTGTTTGAAGTTGATTGTCCAACAGAATCATTAGATATGCACCAAAGAAATTCAGAAGGTGCAAAAAGAATATTAGATAAACTATTAATTGATGGTTTTGAATCTATACCAAGTGTTAAAGAATGTGCTAAATGTCCTTTAAAAGATACTTGTAAAGACTTCACAAATGTTCCACCAATAGTAAAAATAGAATGTTAGGATGAATAGAAAAGAATATATAGAGTTTATTAAAACAAAGATAATAGACGAAAAATTAAATGGTAAAAGATTTAACGTAATTAGAGAACTTCAAAAAGAATTAGATATGGTATTAGAAAGTAAAGAAGAATCAGATTTCTTAAAAAACATATCCTTAAAGGATGTTAAAAAGGCAGATAAAAACGATACTCTTAATCAACTCGAAAAGTATCTTGTAGGTTTACAAAACATTAGTAGAACTCACAAAGATAAATTGGTTGAAGAAAGATTGCCTAAAGATGGTAAGGTTAGGTTTATAAATTTGCAAGAAAGATTAACACTTGAAGAATTAGAAGGCATTGATGCTGAAATAGAATTTATACAAAAGCAAATAAATATATTGAAGGATGGCAATAGATAAACCAAAAAACAAAGAAGAACTATTAGACTATATTACTTTTAGAGCAAGTGGATTAGGTCAAAGCAAAGATTTTACATTTAAACGTTTCTATTATGAAATGCTTGAAATGGTAAGTAAAGAAAGAGAAATAGAATTAGAATTAATTAAGTTACAAACCAAAAATTAATATTATGAGTAAACAATTAACAACTTGGGAAAAATCGTTATCAGAAGGGCATACAAAGTACCTTAAAACGATGAATTATGATGCAAACAATGTTCCACAAGAAGTAAAGCAAAAAGCTATGCAGGAAATTGGTTTTGCGTATCAGTCAATGATTAACAACACAATGCTCCAAAATTGTGAGCCACAAAGTATTGTAAATGCAATTACAAATATTGCAAGAACTTCAATAACTCTTAATCCCGTAATGAGATTAGCTTATTTAGTTCCTCGTAATGGTAAATGTGTTTTAGACTTCTCTTATATGGGTATGATTAGTTTATTAAAGAATAATGGTAACATTAGAACTATCAATGCTTATATTGTTTATGAAGACGAAGATTTTAGGCACGATATTGTGGAAAATGTAATCTATCACACACCACGATATGCAAAAAGCGAAAAAGAACATAATACAAGAAGTATTCTTGGAGCATATTCAATCGCTAAACTTCCAACGGGAGAAGTAGATTATTGCTTTATGCCTTATTGGGAAATAGAGAAAGTTAAAAACACTTCTAAAGGTGGAGATTCAAAGTATTCTCCTTGGGTTACTTGGAAGGATGAAATGATTAAGAAAACAATCATTAAAAGACATTTTAAGATGCTTATTAGTGTTAATGATACTTTTAATTCAAAGCTAACAACATTATTAGAAGTTGAAAATGATAATAATGGTTTGCAGGAGCAATACAAAGTTCAAAACAAAAGAAATGGTTTAGGTAATGCTTTTATTGAAGAAGAAGTTGTAGAAAAAACAAATACCGAAAGTAGAATTGCTGAAATAGTTGATTTTACAGAAGAAGAAACTAAAGTTGAAGAAAAGGTTTCTGCTCCAAAAAAAACAACTAAAACCCAAACCAAAACAAAGGCTACTAAAACAAAGATAGAAAGCCAATTAGATAATCTCGAAAATGATACTTTGTTTGATGATGAAGAAGAATTGCCGAATGAAGTTATAGACCAACAAACGGGAGAAATAATAAGTTTTGAAGATGGAGAAGATGTTATTTCAGATGAAATGTTTGAAGATATTAAATCACAAGAGAAAAAGTTTCAAGATAACCAATTAAGAATTGAATAATTATTATAACTTTGTGATGAAGTATTTATGAATTAGTTGTATTAAAAGGAGAATGTTTTTATAATGTTCTCCTTTTTTTTATTTACCAATCTTAATTTTCAATCCACTCTTTTTGATTTTAAAATAAGAATAAACCCCAATTCCTGCGAATACAGAAATAGCAGTTGCTACTAAAACAATTTTCTTTTGTTTATCTGTCATACCTTTCATTATTTTACCATAAAAGTTTGTCTGCGTACCATCCGTTTGAACCTCTTTTATGTCTGTTGTTGTTATGTCTTTTTTTGTATGCTTTTCTTCTTTCATCTGCGTAAGCCTTTCCTTTTGTTTTAATGTATGTAGGATAGTCGCCATATCCAATAGCACCAACTGATGCTACCTTCTTACCATTCTTAAATACATCAATTTTCTTTCCCTTAACCCTGCTTGGCTTTACTTCAACTCCAAGTTTTTTAGCTTGTCGTTTCGTGTATTGAGTAATAGTATATGCCATACCTTAGTTCTTTAAGTCTTTTTCCTCTAAGTCTTCAATTTGCATCCTTGTAATCTTAATGCGATAATATGTATGAATACCCGTTAGAAGTAAAACTCCAATTCCTAAAATCGTTGCTATCTCCTTTCCTCTTTTAGTCTGTAAAAATTGTATTAAATTATTCATAACTATTGCTTTATATAACTACCCCACGCAACATTCAAAAACGTATCTTGCATTAAGGGTTCTAAATTATATCTACTTAAACTTTCTTTTATTGCTCCTTCATTACATTCAAAGTAATCCCAAACATTTAATTTAGTAAAAGAACTTAAATCTATTGCAAAGTCGTGTGCAAATATTATATCATTTGTATTTAAGAATTTACTGAAATGATTAAATTCAGAAATCTTATCTCCACCATCACAAAATAGAATAGTATTCTTTTTACTACTATTTAAAATAAGTTCTATTGTATCTGTTTCAAAAACATTTTCTTCGTAAAACTTTACTTTTTTTACTTTATTTGATATTTGTCTTTGCCCTATTGAAGCATCAACATCAAAAGAATGTATTGTAGTATTATCAGATAGTTTATGATTATCTAAAAAGGTTGTAAAACCACCTCTAAAAGTCCCTATCTCAATTATAGTGTCTATAATAATTTCATTAGAATTTAAATAGTCATATAGCTTATCAAATGCACTTTCTATCTGATAGTGCTGACAAGTAAAAACACCATTTATATTACAATGGTTTCTCATATCATTATTTAAAACTACCTCTAACATTATTTCATTATTATTATACCACCAATTAAGCCAACTCCTAACCAAAAAACTTTTCGGTCATAGAATTTCTTTTCATCTTCAATTATTACGTTTTTCATATCAATAGTAGATAAGTAAGGGTTTGTATTTTCTAACTTTACTATTGGAATACTCTTTCTAAATATACCACCCGATTTATTTCCAATAGTTAATTTCATTTCATTTGGTATAACAATACTATCAACCAATAATCCTTCCTTTAGAATTAATCCATTAAAAGAATAGTGTTCTTTTGTTAAATTAAACCTTTTAGGAACTTCTATTACTCCTTTTGGATAAATTGTATCACTTATATATATAGTTTCAGTATAAGGAACGGGAACACTATCAATTCTTATTTCAGTAATAGTCTTTACTTGTCCTTTTATTTTTTTTAGGTTTTCTATTTCCAATATACCTAATTCTATTGCATCTTTTTGAGATATAATTATTTGCTCTTGCTCGGCTATCTTAACACTATCCTTTGATAGTTTTTCTTCAAAGAATTGATTATCTAATTGTAACTTTCCTATTTGTTTTTTAAATGAAGAAAGTCGCACTTGGGTATTGCATAGTTGCCAAACCAAAAACGCAACCACGCACCCAAGTACGACAAGCAGAGATTTTTGTATATCTATCTTCATTACTGATTTCTTAATTTCTTCAAATGTGAAAGTGCTGAAAAAGTAAAAGCGACAATACCCATAGTAACAAATATTAAATCTAATTTTTGTTTGGTAGTCATTTTAGACCACTTGTTTTGCCCTTCCTTAATTTTCTTATCAACCTTATCTTCTATATAAGATTCAAGTTCTAATACCTCATCTGTAATACTCTTTTTCATCTTATTTATTTTGAATATCTTTTTTCTTTAACATTCCTATTCCTGCTCCAATACCACCTAAAGCAATACCACCAAGAATAGTATATCCCCAACCTTTCCAAAAACCACTTTTAACTTTAAAAGCATAACCTAATGCTATTGCAAACCCTAATGTACTACCTATTTGATAACCCTCTTTCATATAGGTATTTTTTATTTTTTCTTTATTCATATTATTTATTTTTACCTTTTAAATATAATCCATAGCCTAACAAACCTAAACCACCTATTAAACCACTTAAAAATATTGTTCTTTTAAAATATAGTTTATTTTGTGTCCACTTATCAAATAAGGTATATGTGAAGTATTTATTTCTATAAATACCTTCCTGCTTCTCCACTAATTGCATAAACTCTTTAAAACAATAATAGTTTTGAAAAACTTGGCATCCTGCTGAATAATCTCCAATAAATTCTGTATTACCATTTCCATCGTCTGCTCCGTAATTCTTTGCTTTATGAATGTTTATACCAAACATACCACAATCTTTATCTTTTAAGTTGAATGATAAAGTTGCGTTCCTATCGTAATCACGATAAACACAAATAGGTTTAGCTTGAGTTAATGCTCTATATTTTCCTTTGTGAGAACCTATTTTCCAAGTATCTATATATTGACCCGAAGGCAAAATTGCAGTTGCCGACCTTCCTTGATAACTACCTATACCACCCCTTGTTAAGTATTTAGTAGAAGGGTCGGTTGTAATTGCATACTTTCTTCCTTCCCAATTATTTTTATCATCCTTCCAAAATACATAAAGTGTATCATCAAACTTTTTGGGATTAGTATTCTTATTCCTTACCCCGACTATATTTAGTTGATAAGGTTTTTTATAAATAATATACTTTTTAGACTTCATTAGTCCTAATAAGTATCTTATCTGTACTATACCTAAATTTTCAGCATTACAACTCATTTTGCTTTCCCCCTTTCAAATTTACTTGCTCTACCCTTTCTAACTAAAAAATAAAGCAAAGATGTTCCTACTAATAAACCTACACCACCAATAATATATTTATCTGACTTCTTCATTTTTTTACACCCTTATAAATAAAATAACCCATCGAACCTAAAACAATTACTCCTAAAGCTAAAAACATAGCCTTTTTAGAAGTAAAACCACCTGCATACTTTATGTCCTCTAACCTACGCATCCAACCTTCTCTAAAAGCAGGATTACCACTTGCATATCTATCAGCACGTTCTTTATAAATATCATCAAATAAAGTCTTTTGATTAGCCTTATTAATAACCTTTGCATCGAAGTTTGTAAAAGATATGTTTTGCTTTGACAAAGCCTTTTTAACCATTGATTTAGTTCCATACAACCCGTGATTAACAGAAGCATCATATATTATCAATGCAACAGATTGATTTTTTAGTTTATCTCCATCAATCTTATCCCAATAGTTCTGTTTATATATCATAGATGCAGTTTTAGGAGAAAGGTTTTTCATATCCGAAATAGTTATAGGTCTGCCTAAATATGCTTTAAGTATTGGAGCAGAAATACCATAGTTTGTTCCTATCAGTTTACCATCTACCCAATTACCATTATCTTTAGGATTATTTGTATAACCCCCTTCCGACTTACCTACCTTTTTATGTGCATCTACAAAACTTGCCATTATCCTTTATTTATATCTTTTACTTCTAATTCTATATATCCTTCACTACTTTTTTCAATAGCATCAACTAAAATAGGATAAAGGTCTTTATAAGCATCTCCACTTCTACTTCCCCTTGCACTTTTAAAGTCAATACTATAATTCGGAAGTAAGCATCCTGCCGTAGCATCATCTGAATTTCCTAAATGGATTAGTATATATTGAAATCTTTTACCATCATTCTCTAACACCCAATTAGGCTTATTATAAACACAAAGCATACCTTTATGAAAATCATACTTTTCAGAATATCTATTGTGAAAACCACCTTCTTTTCTTAATGAAACTTTATAAGTTCCTTCGGGTATTCGGGTTTCACTTGCAACCTTTTCCCCACTTGGTCTGTCTTGGTCTTCAATGCAACCACAAAAAGCAACACCATCAATAAGAAAAACACCTATTGTAGTATCGCCATCATCTTTTAGTCTTAATAATTCAAACTTCATACTATTTCTTATTTGCGAGTTCTTTGTTAAGGTATTCAAGCATATATTCGACTGCTTCTCTTTCTTCTGCATCAATGTTATTGTCTGCAAGAAGTTGTTTATTAGCCGATATAGTTGTTTTAAGTTCATCTAAACTCATATTTTTTACATCATCAATAAACCTTTTAGGAAGGTTAGATTCAAAAGTTTGCTCAACCTTATTTGGTTCATTTTTCTTTTTTGGTTTGTTCTTTTTTGGTTTGTTAAAGTAAAATAATGCAAAAGCTATTGTCAATAACCCTACACCAATAATTACTCTATTGTTTCTCTGCTCCATCTTTTTTATTATTAGATTGTCTTATAAAATGATTATAATGAAAAATACAAGCCCACAAAAATAAAATTGATAAACCTATATTTAAAATTACCTCTGTTAATGGTGGTACACTCATTGTTAAAAAATTAAATAAGCTACCACAAGCTATTGTTATTAAACCTACTTTAATAGTAGTTTGCTCCCATTTTGGAAGTTTAGCCATCGTACCACTCCTACCATATACAAATACTATAAAAGCAGTAACACTTAATGCAATAACACAATTACAAAAAGCATTTATAATTTTAATTATCTCCATTGTTTCCATTTTCTACTTTATTTAAAAATTTATTACTAATTAACTCAACACCTTTTAATCCTAAAAAACCAAGAACAAAAGCTATTGACATTTGATATTTCATATCTACTCTTGTTATATCTAATATCAAAGGAGTAATATAGTTTGCCGAAGCAACTCCCGATATTAAACTAAAAAAAGTAGTCTTTATATTTAATGTTGCCTTCTTTCCTATAAGTAACAAAGCACCGAATAATCCTGCAACAGATATTCCGATGTTAAAACCTATTTCCTGCAATATTTCCCTCATCATTTATACGTTTTGATAATCATTTGAATAATTTATTAATACATCTGTACCATCATAATACAGAACTAAAGTAGTTATTTCACTTGCTCCTTGTCCTATTGAAATAGTACCACTTGGTGCTTTACAATTACCACCCGATATAGTCCAAGTAGTAATATCAACGGGAGAAGATGATTTCTGTATTATCTTTATAAAATATGTTGCTCCTGCTTGTAAATTTGTAAATGTAACACTAACATTTGAAGTAGCAGAAGCTAAATCAAGTGGTTGGCTATTACCATTATTACCATCAATAGTTACTGCGTTTGCAGTAATAGTATTTGTAGCACTTTGTGGAGAATATATATAACCACCTACTATTGAACCATTTATATCTATTGAATTTGGTACATCATTAGTTCTACCAATAGCAGAAACTAAAAGACCTTGACATATTGTACCATTTGTTTTAATAACAATACCAACATTTTGAATTAAATCATTTGAACCCGTAGGTTTTGTTTGAGTTAAAGTTCCCGTTTTAGAAACATATAAAACATCTCCTTCTGTTAATCCCGTAAAACCCGTTAAATTCTCATTATAAACACCACTTACTACTCCATAGTTATCTTTTGTATCAGAAGTGTTCATTTCTTCTTTAGCAATACCAATACAAGGCATTTTTGAAGGGTCGTCTGCATCAGCTATTCCAACTAATATTCTATTAGAACCACCTATTTCTCCTTTTGAATACAATGGAGAACCTATTGGTATTGTAGCACCTTCATCGTTTCTAACTTCAATCATATTAACTGAATTAAAGTTATTTTCCCAATTTGTACCATTGTATTTTAATACTTGTTGGGTTTCAAGAGAAGTTAAGGTAACATCTGTTAAATCACCTAAAGAAGTTGCACCACCCGATGATGAACCACCACTTCCGAAAACTGAAAAGAATTGGTTGCTACGTTCCATAATTATACTTTATACATCTATCGTTGTCCATTCCGTAGAATCGGGGTAGATTTCTATTAAACTATTTCTTTGTTCTTCTGTTAATCCTGCTAATGCAGGAGCAGAATGTCTTACACCTTCCATAATAAAAGGCATAGCTACTTGTGTTCCATCTACCTTCTGTATTGTTCGAGTAGAATATTTAATAGCATTATAAGTAGGGTCATCAGCAAGTATTGATGCTTGAACTGAAGCATCGGTATCTTCCCATCCTTGCCAATCCGATATATCAAAAGGTAAATACTTAACCATTATAATCCATATTTTGTATTAATATAACTATCTATTTCTGTTTTTTCGGAAGCAGATACCTTATGGTCTATTAAGATAGTTTCAGCTATCATTCCACCAAAACCTCTAAGACTTACTGAATCTCCACCACCGAAACCTAACTTACCATTTGAACTTGGAATTGCAGTTGTTCTCGTATCGGTAGAAGTACCTACTCCTGCTATTGTTTGAGTTAATGTTCCACTATCCAAATCTTTATCCCAATATCCAATCATATAATACCAAGTATTTTTAACTATATCTAATCTTGTTAAATCAGTACCATCATCTCCTAAAAACCAATGTGATTCATCAGATGTTCTTCTTAAATATTGAGCATAACCTTCATTAGCAACTGAAGTTTCTGTATTACCAAAAATCATATGAATATCACTTGTATTATTCATATCTGTATTCCACATAAAAACTGTTACCATAGTAACTGCATTATCTAAATCATAGACATTTGGACTTGGTAAACTTTCAGAGAATAAAAATGTTTTTTCACTCCCTAAAAATATTTCTTGCGATGTTTGAATTGCAGGTTGTCCGTTAATTTGATTATCGAACCATTCGGGTTGATTAACACCCGTTGATTGTGTAACATCTATATTTGTAGCAGACCTATCTTCAATTCTACTTACCTTATTAGAGCCATCTTTTGTTACTCTTGTAGAATCGGCATCGTACCAAGCAATTATGCCCGTTACGTTAGGTAAATCTCCACCTCCACCACTTCCCGATGAACCATTATTAATAAATTGAGGAATATGTACCATATTTTAAGAATAATTTAGTGAGAAGTTTACTAAGCAATCTGTACCATCATAATATACAACTAAAGTATCTATTGCAGATGCACCCGTAGATATAGTAGGTGCAGTTCCACTTGGGAATTTAACTACACCACCACTTATAGTGTATGTACCAATATTAACGGGAGAAGAAGACTTCTGAATAACGGGTATAAAATATGTACCCCCTGCTTTTAAGTTGGTAAATGTTAAGGTTATATCTCCCGTAGCACTTGCTAAATCTAATCTTTGAGAATTACCATTATCCCCATCAAATGTACTTGCATTTGCCGATACCGAAATATCAGAACCTTGTGTACTCCAAATTTGATTATCTACTTGAAGACCACCTTTAAATACGTTTAAATCATTTGCTCCTGCTTGATATATTCCGTATTTATTAGTTCCCGTTGTATGTCCATCTAAGTAAATATGATAAGCATTGGTACAATTAGTAATAGCCATACCCAAACTTTTTAATCCGTGGTAAGTAGTAACTATTCCTGCACCACTTGGAGAAGAAATGTAAATATCACTTAAATTAGTAATTGTACCCGATATAGCAGTTAAACAACTTACACCTATTAAATTAGTATTTGTATTAGTTGAATTATTTATTACACTAATATTAGTACCATCAGCATCTCCATTATTAATTCTTGAATATATACCATAAGCAGAACCCGTACCACCATTTTCAGAATTAATATACATTCCATAGTTTATACCATTTGCTCCTGCATTACTATTAGTAGATGAGTTTTCAACCCACATTCCAAAAGTAGCACTACTTCCACTCGTAGTTTTTGATATACCTAATTTTATATCATCATTAGGAGTTTGACCTATTCCCGTATTACCATTTAAATAGTTTAAATTACTATTGCTATCATAAATACCATACGAATTTCCACTACTAACACTATTTTGTATGTAAATACCTAATGAATCTCCACTACTCGTATTACTATTATTTACAAAAACTCCGTAAGCATCACTACTACTTGTATTAGTTGATTTTATATAAACCCCAATATTATCAGCACTTGATGAATCAGTTATAAATAAACCACCAACACTTTTACCACTACTTGTTGCTACTTGTGAATGAATACCTACATATTCATTACCTAAATAAGTAATTGTGTATGGAGTATTTGCAGTTGCAAAACTTCCTGCTACATTAGAACCCGTTATTGTACCCTGCGTACTTGCTCTTATACCTATATTATTAGTAGAAGTGTTTGAAGTTGCATTAAAAGTTCCACCAAAAATGTTAGTTCCACCACCCGTAGCTTGTGAGTTAATACCATAACCATCATTAAAGGTATTTCTAAGCCTTAAAGTTTCTGATTTAGTAGAATTATCTATATAAACAAGAGAAGAAGAAAATGGAGCAACATTAATACCTATTGTTGTCCCATCATCTCTAATTAAAGAGTTTCCTAATGTAGTTCCATCGGGAGTCCATTTTGCTACATAATTAAGTGTACCACTACCCGATACACCACCACCACCACCCGAAGATGAACCCCCACTTCCAAAGACTGCGAAAAATTGATTATTGCCCTGCATATTTTTACCTTTAATTTTAGGCAAGACAATAAAACTATTTGCCTTGCTTTTCTTTTATTCTTTTATTCCTTTGATAATTTTCGTATGCTTGATATATGTAACCCGTTAAAATTGCAGAAAAGAACAAACCCATAAAGTATCTTTGTTCCCAACTTAAATTCAATGGATTACCACTATCTTTATTCATAACATTATCTATTTAATAAAAAGTCAATTATAGTTTTTGACTTCTTTTTATTTTTACCTTTTAATAATTCTGCATCTTTTTTATTTAAAGTATATTGTTTTGCAATACCACTTAAATATTCTTCCTTTTGATTACGTTCCTTATTCAGTTTAACAATTTCTTTAACCAATGCAGGATTACCCATTACAAAGTTTGTAATTTTTGTATATTCAAACTGAACATTAACAACTGCATACGGAAGTAATTGATAGCTAAACCTTGTCGTTCCATCAAATATAAACTCATCCCTTCTTTTACCTAAATTAACGTGCTTTAAAGTAGTAGATTCTTGGTTAGCATCAACTATTGGATTAAGTACAAACACCCTATCAGTACCCCAAGCTAAATGTTTCCTAAATGTCATAGGTTGTAATAGCTGACTTATTCTTTCATTCAAAGAAAAAGTACCACTTGCGTAAGGTTGAATAGTTATTGAATTAATGCTTAAACTTTCTCCCGTTTGTGAGTTAAGCAATTCTCCATAACCTACTCCGTTTAAATCTACTACTCCACCACCACTACCCGTTGTAAAAGTAGTAGTAAAAGTTCCCGATGCAGGACTTGGAGCAGTAGGGATGATATATGAATAAGACCACGACATATTTTATATATTTAATTTTATAAAATTTCTATGCTAACGTATTGAAAAGTACATTTTTAACTAATTTAGTATATGAATCAATAGGTAGTGTATAATTTATTTCAAAACCTATTTTTGCAAAAAGTACATCAATATTTCTCCTTATTTGTAATATAGGGTTTACATATACTACATTATCGGTTGGTAGAAACCCATTTACGTTAGTTACTCCATTTACAATTTCATCAGCTACTTCTTGTAAAGTAGAATTAGCAGGGAAATTTGGACTTCCACTATCGTCTGAATATACAATCCTTTTAGTAGTAACGGCAGAAACTAATTGAATTAAAGTTGGGTCATAGTTTCGATAAATATTATCATCAATAATACCAACAAAACCATTTGTAGTAAACCAAGGATTATCAAACGTATCTGTATCTGATGATGCAATTCGTTGTTCTTCAATACCATTAGTTGCTTGTGTTACTGCTTGAGGAACATTATCTCCACTTTGCCCTTGGTCAAACAAGTCAATAGTTATTGTATCAGAAGTAGTATTAATTAACTTTAAACCCGTATTATTCGCCATCTTCTATAATTATTAAATCAATTAAATTTGATAAAAGACCACCATTAAGTTCAACATCTTTAAGTTTATCTATTGAAAATTTATGCCAATTTAGTTCGGGTGCATCTTCATTAATAAACTCATTCCAAATTTTTAGTTGCTCTTTTTCAGCCTTTTTATCTTTCCAAACAATCATTTGCATACCATTAATATTTTCAGTTTTTAACTGACCATTATCATCGTATGCTCCACAATTCTTTTTAATATCTTCTCTTACACCTTCTACTTCCTTCATAAAAGGTTTTACTAATCTTAAATTCTTACCAATTTGATACCAAGCAGGAGTTTCCTTACTCGCTAAATAGCTTAATGAATCTGCTATGTTTATCAATTCTTCTTTGGTTAATTTTTGCTCTGCCACTTTAATTTAATTTTGGTTTTCTAATTCTCTTTTAATCTGCTTAATTCTAAGGACATCTAAGTATGCCCTAATAATAAAAGAGGTAGCCACACCGATTGCAACAATACCCCCAATTCCTATTACTCCTTTAAAATCTTTGTCATTCATAATTCGCTATTTTTTCATATCAAAATATTTTGACATTAATTGATTTATCTTTTTAAATACTCTACTACTTTCTTGAAAACCTAAACGACTTAAATTTTCAAAAACACTTACAATTAGTTGTATAGAAATTAAATGAAGTATAGTCCAATAAATAAAATCGTATATCACACCAACTTTATCTTGTATGAATGATAACTTCATAGTGTTTACAATAGCTATCATACAAGTATATATGATAACCTTTGCTACAAACCTACCTAATCTTTTGCTCTGTATCTTTTTACCTTCCTTTATAGAAGCATAAACACCCGTTACGAACTCTATTCCTAACAACAATAAAAAAGCTAAATAAACCATTAATTCTATCCCTAATATTTTATCTACTAAAGCACTTAATGTTCCAAAAGTAAACGACATACCAAGCATAGGCTTATAGTTTTTGTAATGTAATGTAGATTGAAATAAATCTTCCATTGATACAAACCCCCAATCTTTTATGTATTCATTAGCTTTCATAAACTAAATTTTAAGATGCTACAATTTGTGCTTCCAAATTAGTTGCATCTGTTAATATTGTTATATCGGGTAAAGTTTGACCCGATGGAGCAACAAGAGAAACACTTTCTCCCGACTTCAATACTATGTAAGTTCCATTAGCTTGTTGAACTCTACAACCATCAGATGCGTGAGAGTTCAAAACTGCAATGTTATTTTTGTTTTGATAAGTCGTTTCACTTGTTATTGTTTCTGTAACTAATTGTGTAGTAATTGCACCCATAATCTATAATTAATCTCCAAATATTTCTCCAAAACTTAAAAGTTTCAAAGGTTTTTCATTGATACAAAGTATCAATCTTAAATCATTACATTCGTTATCATTTGTAGCAATTATAACTGATACTTTTTTTGAATCAATTTTTTGCTCTTTTGATAATCTATTCAATATTCCTTTGATTTTAGGTTGAACAAACAAATCTGCCTTTAGTCCTTTACCCGTAAAATCAACTTTGGGAACAAGCATTAGTTGTTTTAAAGTTATTTCATCAAACCCCTCATCTTTAAAGTTTGATAATAATTTATACTTTGGATTACATTCAGCATCTTCGGTATAAATTTTAATGTTTAACTCCTTTACTTCCTTCTCTTTTTCCCCTGCATAATGTATAATTGCATTACGCATAATTTTTTTGGTTTCGATTTCTGCATCCATTTTCTCTGCTTTTTATTTGATTTTTACGTTATTTTATCTTATAAAGATAATTATTTAAGGTTTAATCCTCTAATAATTCTCTCAAAGAATATGTAACATCAATCGGAGCATCAACAGATATTAATCCTTTTTTTACTGAAACGAAACCTCTCGTAGTAAATTTAGAAGTACCTCTTCTTGTTAAAAGCGAGTAAATTACATTTGCAATTCCTACTTCTTTTGGATTAAATGAGAAATCAAAAGTTATTTGAGAAGTACCCCCAAAACCTTTAACTAAAGTATCTACATTAGAATTTATAATTTTACCAATAAAACTATTATTAATAATAAAGGCTAAATCATATTTTCTAATCGTAAAGTCAATTTCACTATTATTAGTTATATTAACACTAATTCTTAAAGTTACGTTTGAAGGACTTTTATCAATTACCTTTATACCACTTAAAGAAATATCAGATTCTTCTAAAATAGCAACTTCGGTCTTATAGTAAGTATAAGCACCATAACCAACTAAACCTAACCCCCCTAAAAGTAATAAACTTCTCATATCTTATTTTTTTATAAACTTATTATAACCATAATAAGCAATTACTAAAGCACCACCAATCATAATTAATTTTTTGTGCTTCATCCAAATCTTTTGTAATGGACTAATTTTATCCACTACAACTACTTCCTCTGTTACGTTTGTTTCTTCCATTATCTTCTAAATTTTCTAATTGCAAAAACACCTAATCCTAAAAGAATAACTCCCCCTGCAATCATTAAACCTTTATTTTGTAAAATTCCTGCTTTTTTTGGTTCTTCCATTAATTCTTCACTTGCTCCTGCTCCTGCGTTTTCACTACCTAATGCCTTATCTTTAAGAACATTAGTTAAATCTTTTACTATTGATGGTTTTACTGCTTCCTCGATTTCAGCAGGAGTATCATCTATGGCAGGATTAGAACCTGCACTTAAATTGTTAGGATGAACGCTTCTACAAAGGCTATTCCATTTTGCTCTACCAACACCTAAAGGCTTTTTACGAGTACAACTTTCATAGTCAGTCGTTCTTTTCGCCTTCATATCAAGTCTTTCTTTTCTGTTGTCAAGACCTCTTTTCTTTATTCTATCTCTCATCGCTTTTCCTTTCTTACCAAAGAGATAATCAAAATCTTCATCAATAGACATATCTTCTCCATCAAAGTCTAAATATGGCGATACTTCCAATTCATCTAACTCATTGAAACCATCAAAGTTTGAACTACATCCACACATAATTTTTAATTTTATTGTTACTTATTTATTACTTATTTATTACTTATTTTCTTGGTCTTAAAGCAAAGAAACCTACTAAACCGATTGCTAATATACTACCAACAATGATTAAACCTTTTTTACTTCCTAATCCTGCAAGTTTTTGTCCTTGGTCAGTTGGCATACCATTTTCAGTAGTTAAATCATCTCCCCCAACGATTGAATCTCCAACATCAGCAATAGTGTTACCAATTTTATTTCCAAGTTTTGAAGCCTTACATTTTAAAACTGCACTTCTTCTTGACATACCTTTGTCTTGGTAAAACTGAACACAAGACTTTTTATCAGTTGGAGCATCAGCACTACTACCAACATCATCCCCTCTTTTTTCTAACCTTTTAATTTTTCTTGCTTGTCTTCTTGCTTTTGCTTTTTTACCGAAAAGATTATCAAAATCTTCATCAAAATTAGAATCATCTATATCTCCATTAAAATCAAGCATTTGAGATTCTTCTCCATCCCAACCATCAAAATTTAAAAATTCATTTTTCATAATTACTTATTATTTGTTTGTTCTTCTTTTTCTTAATATAAATAAACCACCTATTATAACTACACTTAAAACACTTGCACCAATAATAAGTGTTTTTGTTCTTTTACTTTTTTCTTCTTGTTGCTTTTTCAAAAACCCTGCTTGTGCTTCTGCTCCTTCTTTATTAGCTTCTGCTTCTAATTTAGTCATTCTTGTTTTTGAAATTGCTCCTGCCATAGCACCTAAAACTGCTCCACCCGTTGCTATTAAAGATGAAGTAACAGCAGGTTCTAAATTTGAAAATGAAAAGTCGGGGTTTTCTTCTAAAAATATCATTTCATCATCTGTATAATCAATGAAATTACTTTTTAAGTCAAATTTAGCTTTACAATTTGCTCCACATCCTAAAGGTTTTTTGTCTTTTCCTGCACTCATACCTTTTAATAAAGCATCCTCGTTACCACCAAGACTTAACCATTTTCGGGTTGCTCTTTTCCATTCAGTCGTTTGTTCAGATTTTGCTCTGTAAAGCCTTGATGCCATCCCTCTAAAGTTGAATCTTAACAAAGTAAGAAAAGCACCTCTCGGAATAGCTAAACCAACTTTTTTAGCACCTCTACCTATTGCAGAACCACCTAATTCAGTTCTACATTGTATTCTTGCTTGTCTTTTATTTTTTCCTTGTGCCTTTGCTTCATCTTCGCAAGACCTTCTTTTTTTACCCTTGAAGAAATTATCAAATTCATTTAATTCTTCGTCTATATAATAAGTTCCGTTTTTCATAATAAATAATTAATCAACATCTAATCCAAATTCCATATCATCGCCATCAAAATCAGAAAATTTTCTCATTTTAGTATTCACTCTTCCTGCCATAGCTTTTGCTTTTGCTTCTAATTGTGCTTTATAAGGACTTGCAGAAGGCTTTGCAATAGTAGTCGGTCTTGATGTAGCTATTGGTCTTACAGATGGTGGTCTTACAGATGGTTTTTTATATATAGTTGGTTTACCAAAAATAGCATTTCCAACAGACGACACACCTTTACCAATATTTCCAAACAATCCCGTACCCGTTGGTTTTCTAAAGCCACCACCACTAATAGGTTTTGGACTTGTACCACCACTAATAGGTTTTGGACTTGTACCACCTCGAATTGGGTCGCCTAAAGGTACGATTGGTAAACTTGGCTTATCGGGTATATCAATTCCAATAGGTCTATCGGGTCTTAACCAAGAAGGAGTATCATTTGATGGTTTTCCTTCACTTGGCTTATTATCGCCAATATTGACATTAAGGATGCTTCCTGCTCCCGTTACACCACCACCCGTAGCAATATCAACATCAGAACCTTGTCCTGCTTCACTTTCTACATCTCCACCTACCGATGGTTCAGATGGCATACCGAAGCCACCACCACCACCACCACCTAAAGATTCTTCTTCTTCGGGTAGTCCTTCTGTTTCCATTTGAGAACGCAACAAGGCTTCTTGTTGTCTTTTTCTTTTTAAATAGATATATCCACCACCTAATAAAAGTAGAAGTATAAGTAAATTCCTATTTGTTTTATCCTTTGCCATAATTCCTATTTATTATTCTTTCCGTAATAAGCTAAAGCCTTTTTTAAATCTGCTCCATCTAAATCATCTTTAAACCAAGCTATCAAATCTTCTCCATTACCAAAATTTGCATCAAAGTAGTTTTTAACCTCTATTCTTTTTTGAGAATCTAATGGGTCTAAAGTATTCCAAATTAATTTTTCGTTAGTACCCCATCCTTTCATAGCCTTATATAAGTTTTCAGCACTTTCTTTTGGATTAAATTTAGTATCTGTTCCCTTATCAACATTAGCTATACCCTTTGCAACTTCATCTATTTCATTATTATTCTTAAAAGATTTTTTACCTTTCTTTTTAATGAAAAAATATGCTCCTGCTCCTAAAAGTCCAACAACACCTATTCCTATCGCTATTTTAATATTCTTATTCATATACTTTACTTATATGCGTTTCTAAAATCACTTTGTTTTTTAATCAAATCATTAATACTACTTGATTTTCTTCCCATTATTACTGAATGAACATTATCTGTTTTTCTTCCCCAAACACCATCTTCTACTAAATAAGAAAAATCAGCTATTTTTTTTCTTCTTGCTTCTTTTGAAGAATCAGAATTTTTAGGAGATTTTCTTGCTATGTTAATAATGCTATTCAAAAGTTTTTGTGATGATTTAACCGATTCTCCCCTTGAACCTCTACTCAGCTTTTTATTCTTATCAACTGAATTAGAATTTGTTTTAGAAGTAGAAGTGGAAGTAGAAGTATTAATATCGCTTGAAGTAATTGAATCTACGTCAAAATTTGAATCTTTCTTTAAAAACTTTTTATATAAGAAAAAACCACCAACACTAATTAATGCTAATGAACCTATACCTATTGCTATTTTTGTACCTTTTTTCATATTGTTTAATTAAAATATCCTTTTGCTTTAGCTAATTCGCTTCCATCTAAATCATCTTCAAACCATTGAAATAAAGATTCTCCTTTACCTAAATAGGCATCAAAATATTGTTTAACACTATTTCTTTGTTCTTTATTTAATGGCTCTAAAGTGTTCCAAATCAAATTTTCGTCTGTACCCCATCCCTTCATAGCTTTGTATAATTGTTCAGCAGGAAATTTAGGGTCAAATTGAACCTTTGTGTTTTTACCTTGTAAGTTACCTTTACTTTCTTTTGATAGAATAGATTTATTTCCAAGTTTACGAAGAACTTTACCTCTACCCGTTACTTTTTGATAAACCTTTAAACCAACATAAGCTACACCAATACCTAAACCTAAATAGATAGCTAATTTAATTTTTCCTTCTTTTGTAGATATATCCATTATTAAAAGTTTGTAATTTTACTTGCTAAAGTTAATTGTTCCTCATCATCTAATTCTGACTTTAATCTCTCAGATAATGATTCTCCACCTTGTATTCTTGAATATGATTCTGCTACTTTTGATACATTACCTTTACTTCCTAATTGCTCAAAAACACCATAAATAGCTTCTTCATCAGTTCCCCAACCATCAACTGCATCTTTAATTATATTAGCATAAGATACTGCTTGTTGTTCAGTTATTGATTTACCACCATTAGTTTTATACCATAATGGCGACCAATATCTTCCCGACCAAAGACTATCGTTTACCTTATCCATTTCTTTTGATTCGGGAGTATCAATAACACCCGTTTTCTTTAGGATAGGTCTAACAATACCAAAATAGGCAAAACCTATTACTACGGGTATTCCTATCACATATAAATATACTTGTGGTGGAATCATCCCTAAAGCACTTGCTCCTGCTTGACCTTGTGTCATACCCTTTCCTTTAACTGCCATATTCCCAATTTTTTATAAAAGCATCTAACTTTTCAAATCTATCTAAACTTTGTTTACTATTTGCTGACTTAAATACATTTAAGAAAACATTATATGCATCTATTCTTGGATAACCTAATGCTAAATAAATTCTAAGTCCATTTAAGTCTGCTTCAACCTCACTACTCGGAGTTTTATTAACGTAATAATGCGAATACTCGTGAAGTAAAATAGCCATTCTCATAGGTATAGAATACCTTTCAAATGCTTTTTTTGACACTTCTATTCTACCCGTTAATTGACTTATCCTTGCAGGAGTTTTAATTGGCTTATTGTCTGCCTTGCTCCTTACTTGGTCGTAATAGTCAATTTGAAATTTACCATTATCACTAAAGTAACTTTCTCCTTTCATACTTGCAGGAAGATAACTTGCTTCCTCTGAAAATTCTTGTGCGAAATTTACAAAAGCCTTTGTCTTCCTTGACATAGGTATTCTTTTAGTGCTTTTTAAAGGCAATATTTCTATTGCTTTTATTTTAAACCCATCATTATTTAAAGGTGTTTGCCCATCTTTATAAACTAACAACCTTGAAACATTTGCACTTTCGGGTAAACCGATATAATATATTTCAGTACCATTAACCCTTGCGTACCTTTTAGAGTAATATGTTTTTGGTGCATTTGCATCACATATCTTTATCCATAGTTTTTCTGACTTTGGAGTAGATATTACTACTTTTATAGTACAAGCTAATTCATCTGTTTTTATATCTCTAACCATCCTATAACGATGCTTCTGCACCTTCTAATTTACCACTCTTATTTAATTTATAAATACCATATATAGCTAAAGCAACACCGAAAGCAATCATCAAATTTCTTTTTCTTTTATTTCCGATTTCACTCATAGTTGGAGTATTACCAACTGCGTTTCTATATGTATTTTCATCGTGAACTTCTAATTGACCTTCTTTTTGTTGTTCAACTAACCATTCTTTAAATGGCTTTGAAGTTCCACTCATTTTGTATTTTTGGTTTGCACTTGACATATCTACTTGTTTTTAATAATTAATCTCCCTGCTACTACACCAACTAATATTCCAATCCAAGGTTTCTTTCTTAAAGCAATAGAACCAATTAAACCGAGTACCCCACCGATAACTGCTCCTTGCATATTATCTTTGGAGTTCTTTAAGATTTTATTTGAAAGGTCTTTATTTCCAATATCCTTAACAACCTCAATCTTTTGTTTAAATTCCTTGCTATCAGTTTTCATTAATTTCTACTTCTTCTAATTAAAAAAGCAGTCAAACCGATAACTGCAATAGCACCTACTCCAATACCAATTATTAATCCCGTTTTAGATTTTTTTGGTTGATTATCAAATTGTTGATTTTGATAAGTTTGCATTTGTGAATCTACTTGCTCGTTACCACCTCTATTAAATAAACCACCAAAAATTGCAGTACCAATTTGTGCGATTGAATCTGCGTTATCTTTTAAGAAGTCGCCTTTCTTTTTTTCATCGCCTTTTTTATCTTCATCAGAATCAGAATCAGAATCAGCATCAGCTACATTTTTATCTTTTTTTCTATTAAAGAAGTTTGCAAATTCTTCTGTTTTATCCTTTTGTTCAATAAGGATTAAAGCAGATATATTGCGTATTAAAGCCTTTGCTTTAGGACTTCTTTTTTCTTTAAGTCTTAAAACTGCTTTTCGCAATATTAATTTTAACTTTTTTGGAGAAGCATCATCATCTACTTCAAAACCTGCATCTCTAAATGCTTCAATAACTCCTTTTCTATTATTTACTAATAACCAAGCTAATTGATTAAGAACAAGTCTTTGTCTTTTTCTTTTACCTTGTCCTTCAACACCTCTTATATTTCTTCTCTTACTAATCATTTTTTTTAATTTACTTTTTCAACATTAAAGCTACTCCCATAAGGACAAAACCACCGATAATAATTGAGTTTATTGCCATTTTATTGACTACTCTATTTTCTGATTCTCCCATAGCATTATAATAAGCACTCTGTTGTTGTCCTAAAAAATTAGAATGTAAATCTCTATTCATAGCTAATGAGTTTATTTCCTTATCTTTTGAAGAACAAGAACTACATATACCTTCTAAAAGTTCTCTATCGGGATGAATTTCTGCAAGGCTATTCAAACCTTTTTCCCCATAGTTTCTTACAAAGTGCTTTATTTGGCTTTCAAGTTCTTCTGTATTTCTCGCTTTTCTATACGAATCATACTTGTTCAAAGTAAAATGAACATCAGCAGGAACTCTCTCTGCCAAATATTTAAACATTGTAATTCTTTCTGAACTCATATTAGTTATTTATTTCAATAGATGCTTTATTTTTTTTCATTTGGTTATAAATCACAAATGAAACTAAACCGATAATTAATAGGTTGTGAACATTCTGACCACCTAAAAACTTTGGACTTTTAATATCAAACATTTTTTATTTTTTTTAAGATTAAACAAAAAAAGGTAGGTTTAACTTTAAGCTAACCTACCTTTCAGTATTATACAATTAATAACTTTAATCGTAGCAACTTGCTGAAAAGCAAGTCTAATAAGTTAAGACTTTCTTATCCTCTTCTTCCTTTCAAAGCACGTAATGCACCTTTTGAAAGTTTTAAAGTTTCAGATTTTACAAGTCTTGGGTTTCCATAACCTCTAACTGCTCTTCTACCCGTTAAAGTTCTTGCAGTAGATACAGTTTCAGAAGGATAGAAGTAAATCTTCACAACTGCTGATGCTAATACTGAACTTAATACGATTGCTGTGAAACCATCAATTTTATAAGAGAACTTCACAACTACGATAGTAGATTGTTGCTGATAAGGGTCAATAGTTGGAACTAAAGTCTTTTGACTTTCATTACCATTAACATCCTTTTGAATTAATGTTAAAGTTTCTAATACTTGGTTAGCAGTAGAAGATTGGTAATAGGTTTGCCCCACTACGAAACTTTTATTCATTGACTGATACAAAAATTCTTGGTAAGTAACCCCTGCAATTCCCATTGTAATAGAAATCGCTGACGAATTTTGCCAATTCGGAGAAGAATAAGCTAACGTACTATACGCACCTAAAATAGTACAAGGAAACGCAGTAGTCGTGTTCGTGTTTGTGATAGATACGATGTAAGGTTGAGATGTCGGAGCAGATGCTTGTCCTACTGCCATATCAAACTCATCATCTGCGTAACCATCGAAATCATAATCTTCATCTGCAAAATCGTAGTCGTCATCCCACCCATCTGCATTGAAGAAATTTTCGTTAGCTTCTTCTTGTGCTTCTGAAAAATATTTTCTTAAATCCACTTTTGATAAATTTTTAATAATTAATAACTAATTTCTTTTTTTTTCTAATTCAATCCTTCCTTGATTATTCAGCAGAAGCAGACTTTTTTTCAGCCAATTTCTTTTGAACCATTGATGCGATAATTACACCTCCTGCAACACCTAATGCAGTAAATACAATTCCCATAATTGCTTTCTTGTCCATAATTTCAAAATTATTTTTTAGATTAATAAAATGTTTTTTAATGCCTACTATTCAAATAGCGACACTCCAAATTTATTTTATTATACTCAATTAATAGCTATTAATATTATTTTTGAAAATAAAAAAAGCCTATTGCATTTTTTACAATAGGCTGATATTCAATAGATTATATGTTGCAAATAAATTGCTACATTTTATTTATTTGGAATGTACATTTTTACCATTAAATCTTTAATATGTTTATGTGCAGTTTCGGGAGTAAACTTTAGCTTACCTTTTGCATCTCTCATATTTAGTAAAGGTTTAACTTTTTTATTGTAATTCAAAGAAATGTATTCATCAATAGCTTCTAATATTTGTTTTTTGCTATAATTACCATAGATATATTCATCATCACAATTATATGTAACGTGAAATCTTTTATTTCCATTATGATATTGGTTATTAACCATAATCTCTACTAACTTCAATGCTTCGTGCCTATCATCAAACTTTTTATGATGTTTGTCAACTGAATCAGAATTTTTGTGAAATCTAATCCAATTTAAGTTTTGCCATACTTTAGGCGATACACGACCAATACTTTGAAAGTGCATAATAATATCAGTAGAGGTATGACGATTAGTACATAAAGCACCAATAAGGTCATTCGGAGCATAGTCAGAAACATATTTATTGACATCTTCTATTAATAATAACCCCCCTTTGTAATTATCTAAAATAAGTTTTAGTGTATCTGCAATTTCAGTTAAACTCATTTTTGAACCATCGGGGTTATATGGTCTTATTCGTCTAACTTCTACTTTTGGATGGTGGCTAAATACTTTAACGTGGGAAATTGATAAACCCTTTACATTTTCAAATTCATCGTTTACATCAAGTATTAATGCTCTACGAGGTCTAATTGTTGAACCACCTTTAACATATTGCTCTATGACTTGCATAGTAGTATATGTTTTTCCTATTCCTTTTTTACCAACTGCAACCCCTAATTGTGCTTCTCTCATATTTTTATATTAAATAAATTTTTAGTTTCAACTACATCATATATACGTTTACCTAACAAAATTGCTCGTTTACCTAATTCAAAATCTTTAAAATTTTGTACGCAATCTTCAATTTCTTCTTTTGGAAATACACTTGATGAGTTATTAAACTTTTTCAAAATATTTTTTCTTACGAATGAATAATGGTGCATCTCTAATTCATCCCTATCAAAAACAATACAATTTCCTACTTTGCTTTGCCTTGTTTGGTCAATACGGATTGGATAATTTTGGTGTAGTTTATATTCTGTATCTTCTTTTAACTTAATAATAAAAGGTACATAATAGGTTTCTTTTGGTTCTAATCTATAAAAAGGTTCTTTGTAATATGTAACCATTTGACAAAATGAAGTATCATAATTACCATCAATTATTTCATTAAAGGCATAACTAAATTGTTCGGAAGTGTAAAATTCATCGGTGTCCATCATTAACAAGTAGTCGCAACCAACTTCCTTGCAATCATTTAAACCAACATTTCTTTTTACTAATTCATTAGCAGTACCACTTTCCCAATAAGTTTCTCCATTATCTAAATACAATACTTCGGGTTCATACTTGATAATATTATCAACTAAACCTTGATTCATAAGTTTTTTAGAAATTAATTCACTTGAATTATTATGCTCCCCAAAATTAGAAACCACTTGATAGACTATTGTTATATAATCTACCAAGGGTCTAATTGACATAATGGAATGTTCTAAAAGTTCTTCTCCATCAAAAAGGTTATATACTACACCAATTTTATTCACTATGCTTTGTTTTGTTCTAATTTATCATTAAAAGCATTGCTTAATCTTCTAATTGCTTTGAACAAATATAGCTTATATTCCATATCGTTTTTATGTTCATCCTCTAATTGACTATACCAATACAACTCATCTTTAATTTCAGACTTAATTGTTTTGCAATCTTCGGATAAGTTTAACTCAACTAAATTATTTGCAATAGAAGATGCAGTTTCAAATACTTTTTCAAACTCTCCATCCTTCATTTCTTCACATTCTTTGTCAAATTGCTTTTTGGCAATATTTTCAAAATGGAATAATTTGTCATTGATTAATTTATTGTGAGTTTCAATCATACCTCTAACATCATAAAGTTTGATTTTAACTTCATCCCATTCTACAAATTCTTTTGCTCTTTTATACCTCTTATCATCATCATTCTTAATAGGTGTAAGTTTTTGTGCTAATAATCTTTCGTATAAAGATAAGTTAGCTTGTAAACTTTGAAGAGTACCTAAATAAATTTTATCGTGTTCAATTACTTTTTTAAAATCTGTAATTGGAAGTATTCTACCATTCATAGTAGCTTGTTTGCTACCATCTCCTTTTACTTCTTTTACTTTGTTTTCAGCAAATCTTTTTGCTAAATCTTTTGAATCTGTTGCTCCTGCAATCTCTTTAATCTTTCCCATTGTTTTTTATTTTTGGTTTATGTAAAGTTTTTCTGTTTTTCTTATCTTCAATATATATCGTGTAAAAGAAATCAAAAAATCTATACACGAATAATAATGCAAAAAAGCATAATATAGTTATTCCCATAACTTTTAAAAAGTAAATCATCATTCGCTTTTATGGTATTTCATATATTTAAAATGCCTTCCCCAATCTTCTTTGTTCCAATGAAATGCGTGTACTCCCGTGTGTACCCAATTTTGAACTCCCCTTTGCAATAAATCTTCTGCAAAATAAGTGTCGGGTGGATTATTACCATTTTCGGGATGCCTAAACTCAAAATGTTGCATTACCTTACGTTTCATTAAGCAACAACCAATACCTGCAATATATGTAGGTTGTAATTTTCCATTAACGTAAGAATGCCAAAATAAAGAAGACTTAACGTGAAATCTAAATGCTCTCCAATATTCGTGGTTCTTATCAACTTGTGCTAAACAAGGAGTTCTATTTGCTCCATCTAATATTTGATACAAAGCATTTACAATAGGCTTCCTACATTCTAAAAGTCTTTCTATAACATCGTGTTGAGGAAATACATCACTTTCTAAATGTAACATATAATCGCAATCACTTTCTAAAAAGTATCTTCTTAATTGATTATGGCTATCTGCCATTTTATCAAATACTGAATAACCCGTATAGTCTTTCCAAAATACTTTTAATCCATACTTCTTATTAAGCATCCTTGCATTTTTATTAGTAGCTGAATTATCTGCTACATAATATTCTAATCTGCTTTTAGGATAACTAAACTTATTTAAGTTATCTAAAAAAGCATCAAGGCAATAATTTTTACCTTCGTATGTAGGTATAGCTATTAATATCTTTGGTAGATTTTTAGGTTTCTCCTTTTTGACTTCAACGTAATTCATATTATTTCTTTCTTTCCTTTGCTTTTGCTTCTGCGTTTGCCTTATCCATCTCTTTCTGAACTAAATCGGGATGATTTGTTTCTTGTGGTCTTTTAAATTCGTGAATATTCATTTTCTGCGTTTGAACTTCATATTCTGAATTATCTAATCCTTGACCGATTTCTGTTTCATCATCCAAAATCATCTCTTGAACCCTTGGTTCTTGTCTTCTTTGCCTTTGAACGGGTATTTCTTCTTCATAAACATCTTCTTGCTCTACTCGTTCTGCCTTATCAGTCGGAATACCACCTTTTGATTCTTCGTGAATTTCTTTTAGTAGATTCATTGTAGAATTAATAGACTTTTTTAATCCTATAAATTGAGTTGTTTTTGCAAGTATGTCTTTACCGAACATAAAGATTAGGTATTGTTCATCAGTCATACCCCAACCTTTCTTCATAAATACCCTAATCATAGCAGGGCGAACCTTCATACCAAACTCTCTATCGTAGCTTAACACTTCCTCTGCTTGTTCATTATAACTTTGAACGAACTCGGTTAATGAAACATCTCCACCACTTTCTAAAGGCATACGCATAGTTCCATCAATTTCATCATTTAAGATTAATTGATTTAGCTTATCTTCGGGAAATTTAGCAAAGTTACTTACTACTTTATGTAGTCCTGCATAAGTATCTAAAACTGTATCTACCATTGATTCACAAGCAATTTGTTTTTCTTGTGGTGGTAAATCATTTAATGCAGGATTAGGATTATCAAAAGGGTTTCCTGCTTCCTCTTCCTCTTCACTTGGAGTATTCATTAAATCATCAAAAGACAAGTCCTGCTCAAATGAAGGTTCGGGAATATCATCAGTCAAACCTTCGGCAGTTTTTGGAGTTGCATATTCTCTCTCAACTACATTGTCTGCTAATGGATTATAATTGCCAAAAGTACCTTCCAATGGGTCTTGGCTTTGTGTTTGTTGAACCTCTGCTTCAAATGGTTCATTGTTCGCTTCCTCTACCACGTTTGCATCTTCTATTTCCATTACTTCTACTTCTTGTTCCTCTACTATTGGTTCGGGAGTTTTTCTTGGTCTTCCTCTTTTTGCCATTTTATAGATTTTTGTTAATAATATTGTTTTTAAAATCTCTTACCTTAACTTCTATTACATCTAACTTGTCAAGTATTCTTTTATCTTCTTGATGGTTAGAATCTAAATATGTTATTTTCTTTATGTATTTAGAAACAACTGAATCGTGTTTCTTTAAGATTGATGCTATTCTACCTTGCGAATAACCCAAATGTCCTTTTAACTCAACAGAACAAATTGCAAGGGCATTGGTTTTGTCTAAACTACTTTTGCCCTTTAGAAGTTCTCTTTTTGACATTGAGAAAGCATTACAAACACTTTCAATAATAAATTCTTGCAATATTATATCTTTGTCTTTTGCAAGATTTCTACTATTCTTAATTATCTCTAATGTTTTTTCAATTCCTATCTTATCTATTGTCAATACTAATTCTTCAAGAATTGTAAATTCACTTTTGCTCATTATTTTGCATTAAGAAGGTTTAAATTTATGTTGCAATAAATATACGCATTATTTTAAGATAAGTACCAATCAACTATCTTTTTAGCTTCTTCTAAACCAACTGCAAACTCACAATAGTAGCCTTTTAATCTTAATCTTTGTTGAATTTCCTCTTGTTCCTGCAAATGTTTATCAGATTTAATACTTCCATCTTGTTTTAAGATTTTAACATCATCTTTTTTCAATTCGATAAAACATCCGTGATAACCTTTTTTGGCTTCCATTATCCACATATCGGGCAATCCACGAGAACTACGACATCTTTTTGCAACTATTGATTGACCCATTGTTAGTTTAATACCACTACTTTCGGCAGTAAAAATTATATCGGGATAAACACTTTTAATATACTCTGAAAGGTCTATTTGGACTTTAGTTTCAAAATTTTTACTTGTTGGTTTTCTTCCTGCTTTAGTGTTCATATCTTGTGAGAAAAATTATAAAGAATAAAAAAAGCCAATGGCTAAAAGGAGTAATCTCAACTTCTACCATTGGCTAAAACAAACAATCTTTAAAAGCAACTAATACTCAACACAAATCAAGATTGAAGTTGCTACTAAATTAAGAATTAAAAGTCAAAGAAACCTATCTTTCCTTTAGATTCTTCTTTAGTAGTTGTTGTTGTTGTTTGAGTAGTAGTTGTTTCAGTAGTTTCCATCGTTGGGGTTGATTCCACTTTTGGAGTTTCTACAACTTTCTTCTCTACAACTTCTTCTTTTACCTTATTTTGGGTCGGAGTTCTTAATTCTTCCTTTTGTTTAGTTTCTAAATAATCCCAAATATCGTTTACAATTTGTTCATCGAGTTGGTCTAATTTAGACTTAACATTAGGAGTAATAATATAATCTCCATTTTCATCTTTCTTACCAAAACTTGCAACACTTCTTAATGTAGCTTCAACCTTTTTGATTTTAGCTTGAATGTTGTTTGGTAACTCTGCTTTTGTCAAACCCTTTGTTTGTATTAAGGCTTGATATGGTAACATTTTTTCCATATTATTTGAATTTTTGGTTTATACAAATTTAAAAAAAAATACTAATTAATTGGACTACCTATTTTAGAATACTCTCTATTTTGTGGAAGTTTCATACCACCTTCTTCTATAATATTGTAATTATTATTTCCACCATCAACAATCATATATCCATCAACCTCTTTTTTAATTTCATTAAGAGCAGATTTACCTTTACTAAAGAAATCATCAATCACTTCTAATGGAACAAACCTTCCCGATTTTTGGTATCTTTTTAAGGCTCTATCAACTATTACATCTTTAGGTACATTATCAATGTAAACTACATAAATCTTATATCCAAGTTCTTTTAATATTTTGATTAATGGAAGATACGATTTAGTATTGTTCATTGTTCCATCATAAATTAAATCGAAATTACAAGGCAAACCAATAGTTCTATCAGACAATAAAGTATTTACAATGTCTTTAGTTTCTAAATGTGTTTGAGATGCGTTCCAACCTTCATATTCGGGTAACATAGAACGAACTTCATCAGCATCAATTCTTAATAGTTCTTCGCTTAATAAATAAGGTGCATATTTTTTAAGGAATGTACTTTTACCACTTGCAGGAGAACCACCCATTAAAATAGCAATAGGTTCATCAGATTCAATACAAACTAAATTGTCTTTAAACTCATTAAGTATTTCTTTATGAAGTTTTTGTCTTGCAGGAGAATACTTTTTTGTTTTCTCGTTAAAGTGTTTAGACTTTGTTTGCTCCAAAGAATTTACATAATCAGTAAGTTCCTTGATGCTTTTTCTGTCAATCTTTCTTGTACCATCAGAATCAAACAATTTGTCCTTCATTTCCTTTGACATAATTGTTCCACCTTTTTCGTAGTATTCCGACCAATTAATTTTAGTCTTACCACCTTTAGCAAATTCTTCAAACCCTTCTAATTCATTTAATGAAACACCTATTGGTCTTAAACCATAAGGCTCATTATCTAACCCGTAATCAAAAGTATATCCTGCCGATTCCATTTCTTTAAGGAAGTTCTTACTATCCTTGTAATTATAGTCGCCTTCTATGATTTTAGCTTCGTACTTTGCATATATATCACGAGCATCTTTTGGTAACTTTTCGTAGTCCTCAAATAAATCTACCATTCCACCTTTAGCGAAAGAGCCACAAGTAGGGCAAACTTCTCCACCTTTTGCGTAATAATTACCTTTTCTTTTAGATTTATAGGCTTGTTCCCAAGGTTCTTTGCTCAATCTTCTTGCATCTACCCTTCTTGAATGTGTAGTTCTTCCACCTTTAGCGAATAAACTTATTCCCGTTCCATCCTCTACCCTAATTGTAGCATTTGGATATTTCTCTTTAAGAACTCTATAATGAGCAGGAATTAATTGCCAATCTTGAATACTAATAGCTTGTTCTAAAACTTTACGATTATCAGTATCTACTGCAACCACAGAAAAAGGAGCATTATAATTATGTATATCTTTCATAATACTTCTTAATCTTCCACCTTTAGCAAAGTTTGTAATATAATCTCTATTAACATTATATTGAGCATTTGAAATAAACCTACTATTCCAATTAGAATTATTTAGTCTATATGCTTCATCTTTAGTGTGATTTTGTAAATATTCTACTATATCAGAATCGGGTTTATTAATCTTTTCTCCAATTATTTCAGTCCAACCATTAGGAAGTACATTAGTTTTTACCTCATACCCCATACGTTCATAGTACGGGATAAAAGGTTCAACTGAAAGTTCGGGATGCAGTCTTTCAAGAACTACACCCCCTTTTTCAAATCTTTCTTCGTTTAAAATATCCATAATTACATATTAAATTCGTTCTTCATAAATTGTGCTTGTCTGCGAGTTCTTTCATCGTAGTAAGAAGGATTATGTAATACTTGATTCATAAAATCTTCTGTATCTAAACCTCTTGCTTCTGCTTTGCGTGAAAATGAATTTTCAACATTTCCACCTTTAGCAAATTTATCTTCATCTATTGCATAATAAATGTCTTCTCCTCTTATATAGTCATCTACACCTTCTTCTCCATATACTGCAACACTATATCCATCTAATTCAATAGCAGTATCATCATTTTGTCCATTTGAGTAAAGCATATCCATTAATTCTTCAATAGTTTGCTTATCTCTTTTTCCACTTTTTAGTTTTTTAGATAATTCTCTTGAATTAATTGAATAATTTTCTCCTTGTAATGGCTCATTTTCATCTAACCAATAGATAGCAATATCAATAATATCACTTGATGCAGTTACTCCACCTTTAGCATAGTAATTACCTTTTCTTTTTGACTTATATGCTTGTTCCCAAGGTTCTTGGCTTAATCTTGCTCTGTCTTTTCTGATTGAACGTAATGAACGAGTTTTACCACCTTTAGCAAATAAGTGTTCATAGTCTTCAAGCATATCGTATTCTTCTAATACTTCTTTTGCTTTTTCATCACTATCATAAGCAACGTATGAATCTTGTACTGCATAATAAACATCTGAATCTCTACCCCAATCTTCTGCGATAGCACTTAGAACTTTTCCACCTTTAGCGAATTTTTTACCTTTTAATCTATTTGAGAAATTATCTTCCATAAAATAGTGTAATGGTGCTTCTTTTACTGAATTATTTAATGCTGAAACCATTAATAAAGCATCTCCTTTACCTTTAACTAAAGCAACAAACTCTCTGTTATCTTTATTTGGGTTATTAGTATTTGTAACAAAAATGTCATAACCTAATTGTTTATCTACAATTACAGATTTAGTAGAACCACCTTTAGCAAAGTTAATTCCTGCACTTTCTCTTGCTGACAAAATCATATTTTCAAGACCTTTAAGTGTCTTTTTTCCATAATTAGTTTCTATTTTACCATTAGAAGAATTTATTGTGAAAATTGACTTTGCAATCGTTTCGGAATCAAATTGAGTATTTGAAATCATATCCGATAAACCTTCAATAGATTTTTTACCTCTTGACGTTTGTATTTGACCACTCATCTCATTTGGCTCAAATATAGCTTTAACTATATCTGAATCTACCTCTCCACCTTTAGAATACATAGATGGCTTTCCACCCATCCAAGGAACTTCGTATGCTTGAACTCCTGCTCCAAGTTCTCCACCATAACCATAATCTCTTAATAAAACGTCAATTTCCTTTCTTAAATTAATTAAGAACTTTTTTTGGTCGTCTTTCTTGAATCTACCAATTTCATCACTAACAGATTCTATGAATTTAGTAGTAGCAGATATAAGGTCTTCGGTCATATCCTCAACCTTTTTCTCAATGATTTCCTCTTTCTTTTTTTCAACTTGCTTTTTAACCTCTGTTGCAGTTTTACCTTGTGGCTTAACAACTTTTTTAGCTTCTCTCTCTGCTTCTTTTTCTATTTGCTCTACTTCCTTTTTAATTTTTGGAGCAACTTCTTTTGCAGTTGTTTTAGTTGTAGCATCAGCAGTTTTAACATTAGTACCATCAATGATTTCATCTTTCTTTTTAAGTTCTGAAACTCTTTCTTTTTGCTCCTTATTTGTTTTAAGTCGCATAGCTTCATACTTGGCAAGAATTTCTTTACATTCCTCTATTGTCTTACCCGTAGCATCTTTAACTTCTGCCTTCTTTTTCTCTCTTTCCTCTTTTGTAGTTTTAGGCTTTGTAGTTCTCTTTGCAGTTGTCTTTTTTGCAGGACTTTTCTTTGGAGCAGGACTTTTTTTTGCTCCACCAATACTAAACTTTGTTTTTAATCTACCTATCTCTTTTTTCAAGTCTTCATCGGCATCTTTCTCTAATTTGCCAATCATATCTTTAAGACCTTTCAAGTAAAATTCTCTTTCTTCTCCTTTTTCAGAATCTATTACTTGCTCGAACATTGTTAAATTTTCTTTGCTCATAACTATTGTTTATTTATTCATTAAATTTAAAAGTTTTATTTTCTTTTCGATTAGTTCCTTATCTGAACCACTTGCACTTGTAAGCATTAAAGTTAATACTTTCAGTTTTTTATTAATTATATTATTTGATGGATTAATATTTTCAACAAAAGAAGTTTTATTAATTTCATCTTCTTTACCTAATCTGTTTATTAATTGAATAGTGTTTTTATCCACTTCACTTTCAAAAGTTTTTTCAAAAATTTCATCTTCACTTAATTGTTCTCCAAACATATTAGGCTCAATGTTTTGCTCCATTGAATTATTATACTTTGATAAAACATTTTTAAGTTTTGTTGAATTTTCTTTTGTAACTGAATTTATAATTAATGCTTTTTTATTTTTATGCCCTTCTTTTATATCTCCAAAATCAAATGTTTTTTGTTTGATATAATCTTTTAAAGATATGTTACCATTATTTACTAAATCATTTTGAATTAAAAATGAATCGTTTATTGAATCAATTAAACTTCCTTTTGATAAAGACTTATTTTTAATTAATGGTATAATAGCATTAACAATATTTTTAGTATAACTTTTTACTCCATCATTTTGAGAAATTTCAAGGCTATTTTCATTTAAAACTAAACTTAAAAGTATAGTGTTATACATTATTTTACCTTGCTCTGATAAACTATTTGAAGTAAATAAAGCAGAAATATCATTTTCAGTTATTAAACCACAATCAAGTAATATTTTTTTGAATCGTGAAACACTACTTACATTATTATATAATTCTGAAACAATTTCTTGTTCATTTATCAAATCAATAAGTTGATTTTGACAACCTTCGTTCTTTTGTAATAATTGACTTATCCTAATTGACTTATCAATCTGTTTTTCAGACTTTGCCCTACTAACATTATATTTATTTAATTCAGTAGAGTTGTATTCGTTAAAATCTACATCAATTCTAACTAAAATTGGAAACTTGAAATCATTACGATTTAGTAAGCGATAAGGGTCTAATGTATTTCCATATCCACCATATCCAAGTTCTCTTAATAATGTTTTTCTATAATTAGCATAGTTTTCGGGATAATCACTTTTAGCAAGTTTTAATGACATTACTCGATTATTACCACTAACAACAATACCATCTAAAGATATTATAGGAGTACCACTTGAAGTAGCACTTGTTGATATTATAATATTTGGCTCTAAATTTTGAGCAACACTTTGAACTTTAGCTTGTGCATTTTCATCATTTTTGTAGTTCCTATCATTTACATTTCTGCCATTTTTATCTACGGGATAGTCTTTTGAATTACTAAACGTTTTTTCATTGTGAGATGCAACTATGCTATCTAATTCACATACTGCAAAATAAGATTTTCTTATCTCATTATTACCAATCAACAAAATTCTTTCCCTACCTTTTACGATAGGGAATGAACTAAATTTTTCTATTCTGTAACCTACTCTCATAAATTGCTTATTGATTAACTTGCCATTTTCATTAAGTTCAGTAGTTTTATTTTCTTTTCAATTAAGGACTTTTGTTCTCCTTCGGCAGTCATAACCATTAGATTAAGAAGTTTAAGTTTTTTATCAAAAATTGAAAGTTCCTTAACTTCTTCCTTTTGTTCCTTAATTTCCTTCTTTTGTTCCTTAACAACTTTTTTACCCGTTTTTTCTTCTAAATATTTTTCATCAAAAATATCAAGTAGTTCATTTCCAAGGTAATCGGGATTAGGTTTTGCAAATAATATAGATGCTTCTAAAGGACTTAAAGGTTTATCGCCTAATTGTTCACGTTCCTTAATTTCAATTTCTGCTTCCTTAATAAGTTCTTCTTCATATTCTTTACCATCTATTGATTTTAATTTATCAGTAAGTAAAGCAATATCTTCTCTGAACTTCGTTAGTTTTTCTGTTAATTGGTCTTCATTTTTAATACCTAAAGGAATTAAATACTTTTTCCAATATTCATCATTTTCACGAACCCATCTCGACCACTCTAATCCATAGTAATTGCCTTTTAAGTATTCATCAGTAAAGTAGTCTTTTACTTTAGCAAATGAATTGAATGATTCTATAACTTTTTCTTTATTCCAAAAACTTAATAGAGGTTTAAAAGGGGTTTCATAATAATCTTTTCCGAAGAAATTTAAACTTTTATAATCAGTATCTAAATTATATCTCAAACTTTCTGCCCAATCAAATACATCTCTTAATTCTTCAATAGATTTTTTTGAACCTAATTTTAATTCTTTACCACTTAAATCAAAATTGTCTAAAACAACAATAGGATTATCTAATGATTCCATATTGTTTTCGTTTAATGTAATATCTTCGGCAACATTATCTCCACCTAAGTCTATATCATAGCTACGCATCTCTGCACTCGCACTTGGATTAAGCACTTCTAAAATAACTCCTTCTTTATCTCCTCTACGAGTTGAAAATTTTACTTTTTCCCCTACCTCAAATTTTGGTAATGGTTTATTCTTTTCTTCCTTCCATCCCGTTTTATAACCTCTTGGATATTCAATAATTGCATCCTTTCTAAATACATTCATTAATTCAGTTAAGTCTTCAAATGAATAATTTAACGCATCGGGGTTTACTCTTAATTGTCTTCCCTCTTGTAAAGAAGTAGGTCTAAATAATAAATCTTCATCTCTTACTAAAGGTTTGTCAATTAAACTCGGTCTAAAAAAGTTAAGGAAGTTCCAAACTGCTTGAAGTGGATTAGATGTTCTATATCTATTATTATAATTTTTTAAATCGTTGTATTTATCAATTATGTTTCCACTAATCTTTCTAACCTCACGCATACCATTATATTCAGTTGTTTGTTCAGTTAGCTTTTCAGTAATTTCTTTAACCTTTTCTTTTTTAATTAAATCGGCTATTTGTTTCGGGTTTCGTGAAACTTGCCTTGTCATTTCTTCGGGGTCGAAATCATCTAAATCAAATTCATTTTTACCATCACGTTCCCAAATTTGATTAATCCTTCCCGTTTTCTCCTGCAACTTTGAATAAATAAAGGCATCTAAACTATTTTCAAGTAATGGAATAACTATACGAACATTAGCAAATGCGTTCTTTTGTCGCCATATACGACCTTCTAATTGTGTCATATCAGTAGGATTCCAATCTACCTCACAAACGTAAAGACAAGTAGAATAGAATTGTAAGTTTACACCTTCTTTAATTGAATTTGAACCAACTAATACTTTTATTCTATCTTCATCGGGTATAGATACATATTTAGGGTTTTTTGGGTCTGTAATATCCAATCTTCTACCTAAGAAAGCATCTTGAACTGCATCTTTTCCTTTTTGTTTCTTTTTACCAATAAAGTTTTCAGAAGCAATAATACCTACTTCGTGTTCTTTTAAACCTAAATATTCAACGCAATAATCAGTTATTAAGTTAAAACAATTTGTTCCTTTAGTCATAAAAATAACTTGACCCGACATAGGAGTTTTTGTTTTTTCGTGATGCTCTTTTACACTTTTAATACATTCTATTGCATATTCAATTTTTGGACTGCTTTGAACAAACTCGGCAGGAGTAGGGTCTTTATCATACGGAGCAAAACGATAGAAATAAGGAGATAAAGCAATAGTTCTACCATAAGTTAATGCAAATACACTTCGTATTCCTCCTGCGTTATAATCTGCTCTATTACCTTCTTCTGCATCTTTTTGTGCTTTTTTAAGCATCGCTTTGATACTACCACATTTTGTATTGTTCCAATACTCTTGGTCGGATAATTGCTCATAAGTCATTTTTCCCTCTCCGTATGATTCCAATCTTTGCCATAGTTCTTGTTGCTCTCCACTCATTTTAAGCAAAGTAGTAACTTGATTAGAATCTGAAACTTTTATGTTTTCTTCTCCTATTCTTTTATCCCATAATGGGAGTACAACCTTATTAGGTCTTCTAACCTTTGATGCTTCTTCTTCTTTTGTAGGTTTATCAATTAACGAGTAAATTAAACCCTGCATAGCAACCACATTTCTAAAACCTTTTACAACTTGTTTATTAATAGGTTGTAGTGTTGTTGTTACTGCACTTATTGTTCCAATATCAGCAAAGAAATCAAAGAAATCTGCCATACTTCCAAAACCATTAGCTTTAAGGAAATCGTATCTAACTAAAGATAACATCGCATAAATCTCTAACGGAGTATTTGTAAATGGAGTAGCAGTAAGCAATAAGCAGTTTCCGTTAGGACTTTTCATTTGAACATATTGAGCAATAGAAAATAATTTAATCGCTTCAATAGATACACTTCCCGTAATTGTATAACCACTTGACTTTTCTCTTTTCCCCGTTTCTTCATTTATTCTTGCTTTAACGGATGCAAATAAGTTTTTATAATTATGTGCTTCATCAACTACCAAATAATCCCATCCTATTTCATCAAAGAATACTTCTGTTTCAGATTGTGCTAATCCTACAAATTCAGCAGTCTTTTGTGCAATTCTTGACTTTTCTCTTTCCCCTCTTTTATCAAGGTTTTCTTCATCCATTCCTTGCTCAATAATCCCCTCGTATCTTTTATAAAGTTTTTTACCCGTTTCATTGTCTTTAAACCCTAAAATACCTAAAGCACTTGCACTAATTATTGTAATTGAATTATCTTCTACTTCCTTTGCAAGTTCTGAATAAATACTTCTTAAATTGTATAAACCATTTACCTTGTATTGTGGTAAAAGCATTTTTATTTCTTGTAAGAATTGAGGATAAACAGAATTAGGAACAATTATTAAAGGTCTTTTACATAACCCCATATCTAAATTTTGACCTATTGTAAATATGGAACAAAATGTTTTACCCATACCTACACCATAAGCTAAACAAGAAGAACCCGTTAGCATATTAAAACCTAATGCTCTACGTTTTTCGGGTCTTATGTCCATTGTACCAACCCCTACATTCTTAACGAATTGAAATAAAATAGGAACTCTGTTTACATCAAAGTTTAATAATCCGTTGTATTGTTGATTCCATACATTTTCAATACCTATTCTATCTACTTCCTGCAAACCTTTTTCAAGGAATAAAGCAAACAATTCATTTCCTATATCTTTTATCTCTTGCAATTTAACATACCAAGAATCTTTAATGATTGTTTCTTTACCCACACCCGATAAATAATTTTCGGGAATAGCCTTTTTATTATTTGCATTGTATTTACCATTAACAAAGAATTTCATTACTAAATCGTAATTAACCCCCGATGGATATATAATATTATAATCTGATGCAGTATATTGAGAAAAGTCTGTGTACCAAAAAATAAAGGCTTCCTTTAATGTAAGTTTATAATCTCCAAAATAAGCATTACGACCATTTCTTGATTCGGGAACATATCCTTTCGCAGTTTCATTAACTTTCCATTCTATTTTACCATCATCTTTTCTTATCCAAGAAGTCCAAGACCTATCAAAAGATTTTTCGTCTATTGGAACACAAGGAGAAACTTTGAAATCTTCTGCAAACTTACCATCTATTCTTATAAAAATTCTTTTTGACTTATCTGCTCCTGCAAGTGTAAGTTTATTATCATTTACTTTTGATAAAGCATCTTTAATTGCGTTTAGATGATTTTCATAAACATCTTCCCCAAAGTTACTTACATAAAAATCTTTATCTTTTACTAATGCTTGATTTTTCTTTCTAATATTACCACTTGCATAGTAGAATGTAGGCTTATATCTCCTACGTTCTTCATTTTCGGTATTATCAAAACATAGAACACCCTTCTTCATTAACATTTTAATATTTGAAGGATTATCTTGAATATCGTATTTTTGAAAACCACCTTGTATTGGCTTACCCGTAAATCTTTTTATATAAAGAACGTATGCTTGTTTTTCGGCTTCTGTAATAGCTTTTGAGATGAGGTTTCCATCTTTATCGTACCTTGCACCATTATATTCTTCATCTACTTCATCATACGACCAAATATTTTCGGAAGGAGAAAAATCGGGAGAAAGTTTTGTTTCTCTTTTTTTGTCAATCCTTTTCTTTGATTTAGTTAAAGCAGTATCAATGTTTGCTACTTCACTTGGAGTTGCGTTTGTTTCATTTATAACAACCTTTTCAGTAGATACTAAAGGGTCTTCATTTGAAACTTGCATATAATCGGGAATATCTAAAGAAAACAACTTTTCTTTATCTCCAATAATAGTTGTGTAAACTTTATCTTTATCGTATTTAGTACCCTTATGTGTTTTTACTTCTCCTAATATTTTATCGGGGTTATCTATAAACCACCTTGCGAATTTGTCTAAATTTTCCATTTTAATCTACTAATCTATTTGGGTCTAAAATTTGTTCTTTTAAATTTACTGCTTGGTCTATTGTATCTCCCAATGCCATTCTTTGTAAAATGAATTGCTCTAATTCCTTATATCCTTTTTCAGTAGATGCTAACTTACATACATAAAAAGAATCGTTTTCATTACAAAATTCATCAATGAAGGCTTTAATAGTTCTTTTTGCCTCATTAATAATGTACTTTTTATTATCTATATTCATAACCTTATTTTTTTCTTAAAACAATTATATCGGCATCAACACTTGTAAATTCAAACATTGAATTACCTAATCTATAAGCATCAACTAAATCAGATTTAGCCAATATTCTACTTTTAGATGGTGTCATTTTCTTTTCTAAAAAAGGAACTCCACCTAAAGCATTAACACTACCAATTACAAATACTAATAATCCATTTGGAACTAATAAGTCTAATCCTCTTTGAATAAAGTAATCAATGAAATCATCTGCCTTTGTATGTTTTTTTTCTGATTTACTTCCACCCATTACTGCATACTTACCTTTATATTCTCCGTATGGTGGGTTTCCTATAACTAAATCATACATAGGTGTAACATTATCTTTAACCGATTTATAGTTATTTATAAATAACTTTTCAAATGAATCGTGATAGAAATTAAATCTATCTTCAGTATATAGAATTTTGTTTATCATATAACAATACTTGTTAATATCATAACCATCTATATTTACATTTAAAGGTGCTTGGCTAATAAATGCTCCTGCTCCCATTGAAGGTTCAAGTACGTTTTTAATACTTAAATTTCCACTATGTTTATAAGCTAATCCCCACATAATTTGACAAAGTTTTGCAGGAGTAAAAAATTCGTAAAGCAATCCATAATCAAAATCAACCCCTTCGCCTACATCCCTTCTTTTTGCACCATACTTCTCCATTCCACCTATTCCCGTATATTCAGAAATAAACTTCTTTTCTATTACAGAATAGTTATTTGGGTCTTCGCCTTTTTCATCAAGCATATTTTCTATTGCTTCTGCTTTTTCAAAAGGGTTTTTAAAAGAATTTTCTTCTATTAGTTTTTGCCAATCTGTTTTCATTAAAGTTGGCACTACCATTCCTTTTTCTGCTTCATATCTTTTGATAGGTGGTTGAACTCCTTGTGGATATTCTTTTTCTAATATTTCATTAATAGTTTTATACTTCCAATAGAAATCAAGTTGGGGTTTATTTAATGGACTTAAATCATTATCAATTAAATACTCTTTTGGAATATAGCCAAACTCTGCCATCTGCCAATCTCCATTTAAAACTACAAAACCATAAAATTCATTTGCTCTATCCCATTCTGTTATATACCAATCTGTACCACCAACAAAGTAATGTAAATAACATACTGCATTTTTACCTTTACCATCCTGCTTGTATAATTTTGGAATTTCTTGATATGCGTTTACAACATTTATAAGCATATCTCTTACTTCTATTGGGTCTGCTCCACCATCTTCTTCTAACTCCATTAAATAAGCAACTTGTTGTTTTGGTACAAGTTCTTTTCTTGCATCCATCCACAACTTTACTTTATCTTCAACACTTCCACCAAACTCCATTTTACGAGTTTTAATATCTGCATATTCAGTTAAAGGAAAAGACCTTAAATAATGTAATAATTCTCTTATAGGTAAATCAATACGCAAGGCTTTAATTTCCTTATCGTTCATTTCTGCCCACTTCCATCTATGATGTCCATCTAAAACATAATCATCGGAAGAAACAATTAAATGCTTACTATTAACTAAATCTTCCGTAATCATATTAACCCTATCCATATTAATTTCTTTTTGGGTAGGTTTAAGGTTTTTTGCTTCTATAATAGAATAACCATAGCTAATATTATCTTCTTTTAATGTATCTAAAAAATCATCTAAATAATGACTTCTAACTTGTGGCATTTCGTGTCTATATAAGCCTAAAGAATTATCGTGATAAATAATTGTAGGTATCTTAACTCCATTTTTAGCAAACAAATCTATTCTTTGTTGTTTTTGCCAACCTTCGTAATCAATTTCATCACTAACTGAACCACCTTTAGCGTATTTATATTTTTTACCCTCAACTGAATCACAATCTAATGTAACTCCATTATTATTTTTACTATTCAAATCAGAAAGTATTTCGCAAGTCGTTTTTTGTTCTCCCTCAAATTCATATTTAGTAGGGTCTGCAACATTAGTTTTATTGACAATAACTTCTCCACCTTCAAACTCTATTCTTTGACCCGTGCTTTTGACTTTAGCTTTTATTCCACCTTCTGCGTGGCTTTTACCTTTTGCTAATCCACCTTTTGCGTTCATATATTAAAATGTTATTCTTACTAATAATTCGATAAATATACGCAAAAAAGTCGGATAATGATACCCGACTTCTTCACGTTCAATAACTTACGTTATCTTTAAAAATAAATAATTATTTTAGTTAATAACATTCCTCTTTTAAGAATGTTTCTTTATCAACTATATCATTTGGTGTGAGATTCAATGCCATACATATCTTTAGTAACGTAAAAACAGAATAGTTATTTACCTTTCCATTTACTATCATACTAATCCTATCCTTACCAATAGGTGTTTTGCATTTATCTATAATTAACCTATGCAGTTCTGCTTGACTAATTCCTTTTTCTATTAATATTGCTTTTAGTTTATTCATTTTCCTCTACTTTAATTAAATCTTCGTATTTCAATCCTGCATCTGATAAAATTTCTTCTATCGTTACAAAATCACTCTCAAAAGAATCTGTTTCTCCATTATAAGCATAGCACGTTTTTGGAACTCCTATTTCACGTTGAACGAATTTAATTCCGTTTTCAGTAATACCATACCAACCATCTTTATAAACAACCTTATCGGGTCTTGTAGGCATCCTTGAAAGCAAGTCCCAATGGTGCAACAATTCAAAGTTTTCAAATAGTTCTCCGTATTCTTCTATATTTCCTGCAAAAAAATCTTCCTTTGTATAATATTTACTTTCATCTGCATCGGGATTATGTCTATAAAATTTAACTATCTCAATTAAAGAAATACACATTTGAAGGTTTAATTCAAGTGTATTTAAAATAGCTTTATTTCCACAACACCTACAAGTTGTACCATTTTTAGCAAAGTCCTTAATTCTTTGTGCTTCTTTTGAAGTTTTTGTTTCTTCATCATCTATTATTATAGATAACGAAGAAATTGTTTGATTACAAGCATCGCATTGAGCAATTCCACTTTTATTTATTTCTCTTGTTAATCTCTCACGTTCTGATTTTAAAGTTCTATTTGAACCTTTTAACTTTGATAGTCCTAATCTTTCAAATTCTGTTGAATTTTCAACTATTGCATCTTGCATTTTTTTTACATCTCTGTAATCCTCTGTTTTTACTTCTTTTTTATTAGAGTTTTCCATAATTAATTATTTATTGTTTAACCTTTAACCTTCCATCCACAAGCTAACTCTATTATCTTGTAGATTATTCTATTCAAATACTTTTCTCTTTCTCCTGCTAATTGAAAACCTATCCTTCTCCAACTAAAATAATGGTAGGTTTCATTTACCATAAGTATATATTCTATCCTAACAGATTTACAAAAGTTAAGGAAGACATAATTAGTGTCATAGGTATATGAAGTAGTTTCATTCATTTCATTATCAGTAATAACAAAATAAGTTCCCATATTAACTATTGTGTACCTTTTAGAAACCTTTTCAAATATGTTTCTAACTTGACCTTGACTTATTATCTTAACTCTGCTTTGCATATTTGGTTTGAAATATAATTCTGCTAATTTAATTATTTTTATCAATAACAACCAACTTTTAAACCTAATACTATTCAGATATAATTTTTTTTGAAAATATTTTGAAAATAATTTTGTTATTTTCAAAAATAATATTAATTTAGCTATGCGTTTGGGGGTTGAGGGGTTTGAGAGTTCATTGACATCGTGGAAAAATTGTTAGTTTAAATAAAAATCAAAAAAAAATCAGTTATGAAAAATTTAATCGAATTATGGATGAAGTATTGTTGGAACTATAAATCTGTTCATCACGAGTTTAAATATAAAAAGGAGCAATATTGTTATGCTCCCGAATTGGTTGTTCACTTGGGCGACCACTTCGTTGAAAAGTGGAACAACAAAGCAAGTCAAGAAGGAATGAACGGAACTTGGGCATTACTTTGGTTGTGGCACGAATTAGATTATCAGAATCAAGATAAAGCAGTAAAATGGTTAGAAGAAAATTATAAAGGTTAATCATCGGGGGGTTATCCCCCCACAAATTTTAAATCAAATGAAAAAGCAAAGCAGAAAAATAGGGGTTGCAGGTGGTTTTATCAATCAATTAATGGGTAACAATGCAACTGAACCAAAAGTAGGAGAAGGAGCAACAATCCTTCATTATAGCGACAGAGAACCTTATGAGGTTATAGAAGTTAGCGAAGATGGTAATAAATGTGTTATTAGAACAATGGGTTACAAGTTCATCGGACAATGTTACGGAGATGAAAAATATGAATATTTCAGCGACCCCGATGGATATACTACAACTTTGGAATGGAACGAAAAGAAAGGTTGTTGGGGAATGGTAAATTATAGTATTGAGATTATCAAAAAACTTAAAAATGACTTATGGAAAGAGTTTGGTTTTGATTGGAGTGATAATCTTCCTAATGGAATTAAGTACAAAGACCTTATAGATGGAGAACCAAAAGGTATGTACACAAAGTTGAAGTTGGTTAAAGGAGTTACAAAGGAATATAAGAACTTCAATAAGGTTAGTATAATTTTCGGGGTTGCCGAAAAATATTACGACCCACACTTTTAAATTATTAACGGGGGGTTTATCCCCCCACTTTTAAATCAAATATTATGATATACATAAATATAAAAAATCAATACGGAGTTGAAACAATTGATGAATTAGATAGAAAAGATTACACTACATATAGAGAGTATGTAAAAGCATTAAAAAAATTAATTAAAGACTATCAAGATGCAGGAATGAATGCTTATAGTAGCCAAAGAGCAACAAGTGATTACAGAAATAGATAAATCAAATGATATGTTAGCAGAAACTAAACAGACAACAGAATTAGGTAAAAGTTATTGGAGCAATAACGGAGTTTACCAAAAGCAATACGATGAATTGTATGAGCAACTTGTTCCTTCAAGTGGAGAGTCAGATACGATTCACGGAGAAATGATAAGAGCAGTATCAAGACTTTATTATGATTTCTGTAATAATGGTAATTGTAATGTAATAGAAATTGAACGAGATACTTGCCAAGAATGTGGTGGTAGTGGTTATGTAGATAATGATGATGAAGATGGCATAGAAGATTGTTATTGGTGTGAAGGTCAAGGTACAGAAGAAGGAGATATTGTTATAGATGAATATTATAAAGAAATGATAGACTTCTTAGAAAACAATATGGAAAACACAAAGAGCCTTGATGTCCTAATAGATTTTTTAGAAGATAAGTCTTTAGGCTATGGTAAATATAGCTTTGATGATAAGCAAATGAAAATCTATAATGATTTAGTGGATGCAGTAATGTATCAAGTTATAAATAGTGAAAATCAAAAAATAGTTTAGTTATGAATATTAGAAGTGCAGAAGTTTTAGAAGGGTACAATCCCGATATGAAATTAATCGTGAACTATAAACCTAAAATGATGGTTAAAACTCACGGAGTAATTGGAACATACGAACAACTATTTGAAAGTATTGCAGAGATAATTAAAGATGCAGATTATGAAGATAGAAAATTGGCATCGGAAGGCATTAGAAACTTACAAGTAGATAAGATGGAAGTTGGAGATAAACTTATTTTTTACTAACAATTATAAACACGATTTTGGGGGAGATAGTATCAAACCCATTTTTTTTATTTATTTTTGAAAATAATTAAATCAATAAGAATTATGATTAATGGTTTTAAGGATTATACAGAAGAATTGAATAATGAGGAACGCAAAATGCTTCCCATTATCGCAAATGGCTTAAACACAAAGAAAGGTCAAGACAAAGCAGTAACGAATGAAAACATTATTGCAGGGATGCAAAAGATAGGACATAAAATAGGTTCTGCCCGTGTACGCAAAATTATTAATATCATTCGTAGATATGGATTAGTAAATTTTTTAATTGCATCGAGCAAAGGTTATCACGTTGCGACAAGCAGAGATGAAGTCGTTGAATATATTGATTCATTACGACAAAGAGAAAGTGCTATTCGTGAGGTGCGAGTAGCACTTGAAAATCAGTTAGCACAATACGATGAAAAATACGGAGATAATAATTAAATCAAATAAATAAATTATGGTACATTACGACTTAACAGAAATCAACAATTATTCAGATAATTGTTACACGAGTTTAACACACGAAGAATACGATGAAATAAAGAACGATAAACGTATTGAATTAATGCCTTGCCCTATCGTTAAATGTGAGGATGGTTATATACAAATGAAACGTAGAACAAATACGTTAATTTTTCTAATGGCAACTACGTTAGGTTTCGATGAAATTAATGAACGTAATTACGAGCAAGTTTTTAATCGAATTAATTACATTGAAAAATTAAATGGTGCGTATCATTCAGCAAAAGATTTTGATGGTAAGGTTGAACCTATGTATTATACGTTAGATGATATTAAAAAACATATCGGTTTAAAAACGAATGGTACACCTTTAAATAAAACACAATTTTTAAGTAGAATTTCTAAACAATTTAATTTATGATTTTAAAAAGACCTTTGATAATATTTGACCTCGAAACAACGGGGTTAAATATTGCTAATGATAGAATAGTAGAAATCGGAGCATTAATAATTAATCCCGATAATTCAACAGAGTTATATCAAACGTATATCAATCCCGAAGTAGATATACCAAAACAAGCATCAGATATTCACGGAATAACTAACGATATGGTTAAAGATTCTCCTACGTTCAAAGATGTGTCAAAAGAATTGTTTGATATATTCGATAACGCAGACCTTGGTGGTTATAATAGCAATATGTTTGATGTACCTTTTTTAGTATCAGAATTTAAACGTGCAGGTTTGTTATATAACATATCTAATCGTGCATTAATTGATGCGTGTTATATTTTTAAAAAGAAGGAACGTAGAAATTTAGAAGGTGCATATAAATTTTATTGTAATGCTAAATTAGAAAATAGTCATAGTGCAGTTGCAGATTTAAAAGCAACGTGGTTAGTTTTGCAGGAGCAAATTAAACGATATGATGATTTAAGTTTTGATGTTAATGTTTTACATCGTGCAAGTAACGATGAAGCGACTATTGATTTAGCAGGAAGAATGAAGATGGATATGGAAGGTTTTGCTTGTATGAATTTTGGTAAGTATAAAGGTCAAAGAATATGCGACCTTGTTTTAACTAATCCCGATTATTTTGATTGGATGTTATCTTCCGATTTTACAGACGATACTAAAAGCCATTTAAAATCAATT